CTGCTCGATCCCAAGGTGCCGCTGCCGGAGCTGACGGCGGGCGAGGACTACCCGAACTGCGCGAACCAGGAGCAAGCCCTGAGTCTGTTCGATCCGAGCGCGCCGGGGTGGGTGCCAACGTGGTTCCCGCGGGAGATGTTTCTGAATCGGTGGACAGCCCAGGAGCAGATGGTGCGTCCCAGCCCGCAACAGCGCCTCGACTGGTTCGACAAGGCACTCACGCATTACGCCCCGAAAACGTTAGCAGAGAACGGGCCAGAGAGTTCGACGAAGCAAACCATAGCCCTGTCTTTACTCCTTATGTACTGCGCAGCGGAGTCTCAGGAAATCCCCACCCCAGACAAATTGTAGAGACCCGCTCTCTCGCCGGCGCTCCTGCCCCGGAAATCAACTACCAGCCAAGCAAGGGCGTGATCGATGCCCACAAGCGTAAGGTCATTTCTGACGAGCAGGTGGACACCGTTGCAGCCGTTGGCCAGGCCAATGAACGCGGCCACGCATTGATGGTGGCGGACGATGTTGGACTGGGAAAATCGCGCGAGATCGCTGCTTCTGCTATTGACTGGCTGGAAAAGGGCAAAGCGAAGCGCATCCTGATTACCAGCAAAGGCGAAGTCAACCTGCGCGACCTTGAAAGCGAGATGAAGGTCGTAGCCGGCACTGACAATCTGCCGTTCAAGTACATATATCTTCGCGACTATAAAGAGGCCGCAGAGCGCGCGCAAAACACCAAGCCCTACAATCCAGTACCCAAGACCGACAACACCGTCTACGTCGTTGAATCGTTCAACCTGACGCCCTACCGTCGCGCCATTCAGGACCTTGGCATTGATGGCGTGCTGGGAGATGAAGTCCACACCTACAAGAACGACGATGCTGGAGTAGGCCAGACTTGGAAGGTGTTGCATGCTGATTGGCTGCAGCGGAAAGTGCCGATCGCGTATTTCACGGCAACGCCAGGTACCACGCTCGATGATCTGGAATACCTCTACGGACTGAAGGAATGGCCATTAGACGGGTTCAGTGACTGGGTGGCGCGAAAGACTGGACACGGCACCGAAGAGACACAGAAAAAACGCGGCACAGTGCCCGGCCAAACGCAGGACCTGGCGCAGCAGGTTGGCAGCGATTCGGCGGATGTATCGAAGACTGGCAGAGTGACGCGCGTAGCGCAGTCGCTGGCGGCCGCCAAACTGACTGGCGATCGAGCAATGATCGCCCACTGGGAAAGAGAGCTGAAGCAGGCAGAAAAGGACCAGAAGAACAAGAAGTGGGGGCAGAGTAAAGGCGATTCGTTCCACGTGACCGTCTCGACCGCCGAGATGGAGCAGATCATGCGCGAACTGAAGATGAAAGGCAAATACGGTGCGCGTGATCTCTGGCGTAGCGGCGTAGAGTTTGCCGAAAAGGAAGCCCCACTCACTCAAGCAGAATCAGATTCCTACCGGCAGTCCGTCAATTACATGCGCGAGGTAGAAAAGGCATTCAACGCCTTTGCCAATGAGAACGAGGCCATGCGGAGGGGCTTCGGGATCACTGCATTCCTGCAGTCGGCCGCCAAGCGCCGCCTATTCGACGTGCGCCTCACCAGAGCCATGAAAGAGGCCAAGGAATCGCTGGCCCGCGGCGAGCAGCCCGTAATCTCCGTCATTAACGTCAATGAGACCAAGGTCGGCGAAGGTTATATGGCCGCAGCGCTCAACCAGATCAACGTCAACAAGGTTCTGGTGGATAAAGAAACCGGCGAAGTCACGGACCTAGGTGAAATCCCGGAAGCCGTAGCGGTTAAGAACGATCTGATTGAACGAGCCGAACAGGAGTTCCCGCCTTCACCCGACCCGATCGCAATGATCCAGAAGGAATTTGGCAAGGACAAGGTGTCAGTCATCACCGGCAATGAATCGCCCAAGGTGCGCCGGCAGATGATGGAGGACTTCCAGCAGGGTATCCGGAAAATCGCCGTTATCAGCGGCGCTGGTAAAACAGGGATATCTCTACATCACGTTACCGAGACACCAGGCGGGGCAAAGGGTCGCAGGCATTTGATTTTGGCCGACTACGAATGGAGTGCAACAAACTTCAAGCAGGAACTGGGTCGCGTGGACCGCTCTGGGCAGGCATCTGCGCCGAAGATCACAGCCTTAACACTGGGCTCCGCTGCTGAAAAGAAATTCATCTCGACCATTGCTAACCGCATGAAGACGCTGGGCGCGGTGTCAAAGGGTGCGGCTGAATCAACCGGAACCGGAGCACTTGAGCATTTTGAGCTGGGTGGCGATATCGATAATCAGGTAGTCCGTGATATGTGGCGCACACTGCCGCTCGGCCTACGTGAGCAGTTCCGTGGGAAGCAGTTCATGAACTACGACAAGGACGGCGTAGCCAGGCCGAAGAGTGCCATCGAGGGCGTGGGAGTCCGCGATTTCCTGCTGCAGCTCCAATTGATTCCCGTCGAGGAAGGAAACCAGATTTGGGACCACTTCTGGAAGCAGCGCGAAGAGACGTATTCCGGTGACGCTGTAGCCACGCGCGAAGCGCAGAAGACAGGCAAAACCAAGGGCGAGATATTACGCGTTCACCAGCTCGGGCCAGACCTTGACCTCTACGAAATCAAGGATTCATCAGGTCACCGGGCCGGCATTCTCTCTGGCATGGTCACAGAGCACATGAATGCCCTGCAGTCGCACCTGGAGAGTGGCGAGGAGAAGACCGCCGAAGGTATGACCGTGATCCGCAAGCGCCGCGAGTACACGAGTTTTACGGGGTCGAATGGCGAACAGATATCGGGATTGCGTTTGCGTCCTGGACAGATTGAACCGATCGCCAAGGCTTTCGGCAAAGGCATTGCCTATGAACACACGCCAGAGACAGCACTGCAGGATGTTGTTGCCGGCGACAAGGTTCCGCTCGACAACGGCTGGACTCTCTACATGGGCAAGGGCGGAGAAAGGAAGGGTTATGTCGTGATCGACGGGGCGAAGCTGTCAAACACCAACCGCGGCCAGGACGTGTTGAGACATGGAGCCAAGTACAACGCTGTGTCAGGTGGCTTTTTCTATCTGCCAGAGGACAAGGAGGCGGTCAAGCAATTTCTGGACCGCTTCCCGATCAAGAAGCAGGTAGCTACTGCTCCATACATCAAGAATCCTACACGCATCGTTCCTGGCAGCAAATCGGCATACAGTGACAACGAAACCGGACTGGGCGAGATGCAACAACTCACAGACTCCATTGCCAAGAGCTCGCCTGGCGCCTCCCTTTCGTCCCGAATCCGGATCGGCTCTAACCTTGGGGAGAAAGCCGCCGGGGCGAAGGACGAAGTAACGTCGCTGCTGGGCAGACTGAAGGGTGGCTTCGCTGCTCTGGCTGATGCCGTGAAGCGTCCACCAAAGGCCGGTGACTACGAGAAAGCAACCGGGGAATGGTCAGGAGCCGACCAGCGGAGCGCTCTCGACCTCTACCGCTTTACCAAGGCCATTAAGGCTGCAGTGCCGGAGAAGCTGACACGCGAGGCAATCTCGAACTGGATCGAGGCCAGCGGCGACGAAGACCTGCTACGCGAACGGGCCGGCAAATCAGACAAAGAATTTAAGCCCGGCTACGAAGCAGCGCTTAAGCTGACGGACGCGGAAAAAACGATAGCCCAGAACATCATGAACCTGCATGATGCCACGCTGCAGGAGTCGATCAAGGCTGGGATTTTAGAGGCGGGCGTAGAGAACTATATCCAGCACGTCTATGCCGACAAACCAAAGTTTGCAGCCCGAATCCGCGCGGAGATGAATTTCAACACGCTAGTGACCAAGCCCAGCTTCAGCAAGAAACGTAGCTTGCCGACCTACTTCGACGCGGAGCAGTTGGGCTTCACGCCGAAGGACAAGGACGTTGGGTTCCTGACGTCTGTACACGAGCGGTCCCTACGAGAAGCTCTGGCAGCGCGAGCGTACATCGAGAGCCTTATGGGCGGAGAAGCCTCTGACGGGCGACCGCTGGTTGCGACGAGCTGGGCCAGCGCCAAAGAGATAGGCGAAGAGCAGCCAGCGTATGTGATTAAGCCGAACATCAAAGCCGGAGAGGAATTTGCCGACTACAAATCGATTGACCATCCTGCTCTGCGTGGCTGGAAGTGGGCCGGCAACGTGGACGGCAAGAATGTTTTTGTGCAGGGTGATGCCCTGGTGCATCCAGAGATTCACCAGAAGCTCAAGAACAACCTGAGCACGTCGGCTCTGCGTCGCTACCAGATCACCATCGGCGACAAGACCGTCAGGCCTGGAGCGTTTGCACTCGACACAGCAGCAGAGATCAAGAGCTTTGTCCTATCGTTCTCGGTCTTTCATCAAACGACGTTGGGTATCCACGCACTGGAACACAAAGTCTGGCCCAGACACATGCCGAAGCTGGATCTGAACGATCCTGTGCAATCAGGATTGGTCGATCATGGCCTGATGGTGGCGCACTACGACGCAATGGAAGCTTTCGGTGAGGGACTATCTTCTGGTGGACTGGTAACGAAAACACCAGGCATCGGGCCGCTTTACAGGACTTACGTCGATTATCTCTTCCGCGATTACATGCCGCGGTTGAAGATGCAGATGGCCAAAGTGGCACTAGAACGCAACCGGAAGCGCTATCCCGAACTAAGCGAAGACCAACTACAATTCCTGACGGCCAGCCAGGCCAACGCGGCATTCGGAGGCCTCAATTACCGCCTGCTGGGGCGCAACAAGACGCTACAGGACACGTTGCGGCTGTTCCTGATGGCTCCAGACTTCACGGAAGCCCGCGCGCGGTTTGTGGCGCAAGCCGGCACCAAATACGGCCGGGAGCAACTCGTAGCTCTCATGCTCGGAGCGGCAGTGCTCTACACAGCAGCACGCATCATTAACGAGATGTCGGACAAAGACCCGCATTGGGACAAGCCCTTCAGCGTCGTCCATGACGGCAAGGAATACCATCTACGCACCGTCCAGGGCGACGTCATGGACGCGGCCACCGACCCGAAGACGTTCCTGCAGAACCGTGTGAGTCCGCCAGTGTCAGCAGTCTTCAAAAACGAAGATCCGCACTTCCACAAGAAACATGAATCCCTGGCCGACAAACTGAAGAGCCATGGCGAGGGCGCCGTACCCATCCCGCTGCAACCCTGGATGAGGCAAAGCAAAGACTCGAATGCCGAAAAGGCGATGGACAGTTTGTTGAAGATGATCGGCATCAACGAGAAAAAGGAACAGAAGAAACACTGAAGGTGATGTTGTGGCGTTCAAGAAGAAGAAAAAGAAAACAAGAGATGATTGCCCGTATCCGAATTGCACCCTTAAGTTCGAGCATGATGGAGATCACAAATTAGCGAAGAAGGGCGGCCCCAAGCCAGGACCGAAGTGGACGCCGGCGTTGCGGAAGTTCATCGAGGAACTGAAGGCAGGAAAGACGCAGACCCAGGCCGCACAGATAGCCTATCCAAACGACAAGAATCCTGACGTCAAGGGCTGCATGTTGATGAAACGGCCATTAGTAAAGAAGGAAATGGCTGAGTATCAGAGCCTGTTGGCCAACGCCGCGCTAAAAGCGGCCGAAGCAGAAGCCAAGGAGCTGGGCAAGCGGCGTGCTGTCACTAAGGCCGATGTGATGCACTTGCTCTGGACACAGGCCAATATGCCGAACGTCCTGACCAACGGGAACATGAACGCGCAGGTGCGGGCGGCGCTCGGACTGTCAGAAATTCTTGGCATGAAGATCGGCGCGCAGAACCCAGACAAATTTGAAGGATTTACCGACAGTGAACTGGAACAATTTGCAAAAGACGGAACCGTCCCCGAGCGATTCGCATCCCGATTCGGAATTGCGCCGGGAGGCCCTTCTACAATTATGTGAGCGGAAGCGCCTCAAACTGCACCTGCAGGCGAATGCCTCAAAGGTGGAAGAGGCTATGCGCGAACCTTATCACTGGGCGCGCAATTGCACAAAGACGTTCAACCCCTACTGGAAAGAGCAGGGGCGTCAACCGAACGAACCCTTTCCAGACCTGCCCTACCTTCCCCATCTCTTTGATATCTTCCAGCAGGAACCTATCGTACTCATCGAGAAGAGCCGCGACTTGCTGGCTTCATGGGCATGCGTAGCCTACCTGACATGGGAAGCGATGCGCGAACCATACCGCCTGCAAATATTCCAGACTTTGACGGAGTTGAAGGTCATTGAGTTGGTCGGGTACGCCAAGCAGCTTTACCGCAGCCAGCCCCTCTTTCTGCAAGAGGCTTACCCGCTGGTCAAGGCGATCGATAGACAGACAGACTTGGTGCTGGAGTTTGCCAACGGATCGAAGATACTCGGCATTCCCGGAGGCAAGGGAGATGCTGGCAACAAGATCCGGTTGTACCACCCATGGGGATATCTGAACGATGAATCGGCTTTCCAGGCGGATGCCGGTGAGTGCTACGACGCAGTTCTTGCGGCCGGCACACAGAAGATCATCTTTAATTCGAGTGCCGGCCCGGGCTGGTACAGCGATTTTAAAAATGATGCAATTTTGAACGTGGAAGGTTGATATGGGGCAAATTGCTGATGCCCTTAAATTGGCCAGAACGCTGGCACCGCGCACCAAGGTAGAAGTTATGCGCGGGCTCCATGTGCGCATCAAAGATGGAAACCTGCCCGTAGTGACGTTGCACTATTCGGCCCATCCCGACCGCGATCCGAGCGTTAACCCTGCGTGGAAGCTGGCGAGACGGCCAAAGTATAGCTCACAGGGCGCATGGGACCGGGAACAGGAAATCCAGGACCGCGCCGGCGGAGGTGAGTTGGTGTTTGCAGATACCCTGCTTTCGCATTGGAAGAAAATCGTAATTACAGATCCGATGTGGCGGCCCGACGCGCGCTGGAGAATTGAAGCTGGATTCGATCATGGGGCAGTCAATCCCACATCGCTAGAGCGCTCCTACCATGACTTCGTGGGCTGCATCTATATGTGCGGCGAGTACTACATGCCAGGCAAGCAAATCTGGCAGCACTCGGAAACCATCAAACAAATGGAGGATGTTCGTCGCATCCGCAACTGCTACGCCGATCCAAGCATCTTTCCGGATACCAATCAGCAGTCCGACCGGAAAGCGCCGAAGTCCTACAATGACCTTTATGTAGAAAACGGCATCGCTCTCTTCACTCAGTTCTTTGGCGATCGCTCCGATATTTCATTCGCGCAGCGGATGCTTTCCGGGCATTGGGCTAATTTAGGACCGTCTGACCGCGAACTGGAAGACATGAGCGCAGAGCAGAGGGAAGAAGTTGAAAGCCGGTTCCGCAAACCAAGCCTCCGCATCGTATGCAGAAACTATGAAGATAAGCCGCAGCCTGGGTTGCACAATTGGGACTGCCCAAACCTTCTTTGGGAGCTGCTACAAACGCGCAAGAAGAAACTAAGCGCCACGCAATTGATGAGCCAGAACCCGGCCGAAGAGATCATCGACAAAAACAATCACGCCACGGACGCAACGAAGTATCTAGTGATGTCTCTTCCTGAGCCCTCCCAGAAGACCGCACATGAACTAGCCCTTGAAGCCATCGCCCATATCCCAATGGACGACATCACCTCACGCGCAGCCAGATACGAAGAAGCCATATATGACCAGCAGAGACAGGACCAACCGGTGCCGATGAGCAAGACGGCGATGCGCAGGATGCGGAGACGGTAGATTCCAGACGTCAGGAACTCGTGAACATCTCTTCCGGCCACTCTACGCGGCCAGTCCGATTACATTATCCACTTATCCTGCTCTGCTGCCATTGTAGCGCTCTCCGCGCCAAAACATACCGGCAGGGAAAGCCGTACCTCGCCTTCGATGTTCATGGACGGCTCCTTCCGTGTAGCCCATACCCAAAGCCCTAGCGCCGCAATTTCTCCGATTGGATAATAAGACATCACCTGCCAGTGAGCAGCCTGCATGGCCGACAGTAAGCCATTCGATGTAGCCAAGAGCAGCGCTGCGATTCCTATCCAGCTCCAATCAACGTTTTTCTGCATCGCCAGCGCCAGACATAGGCACACAGCCAGCAGCATATAAGTGCAGGCGGCAAAGTGAAGCACGTTGGTCATCGTGAATGGCCTGGCATGGAAGAAGGCTATGGCCAGGAATGAAAGTGTTCCGGCTGCGGCTGAATAGAAGCGCAAGGTGTAGCGATCAGAACGGAGCAGTTTAGCGCATACGTACATAGAAAGAACGGTAAAGAGGATGTACTGAATCAGCGCCTGCGCATACCAGGACCACGAATAAAAGAACGGCCCAGCGAAGGCGGATATCCCCAGGCATGCGATATCGGCGAAGGCGCGGAAACTGAGAAATATGGAAAGCGGAGCGGATCGCTTGCGGGCCTGGCGCGCGCCAGCTACTTCAAGAAGAACCTCAACCAGCCAGAACAAGTACGAGAGGGCGTTCATGTGGCCCTCTCTGTAGTTATTTTGAACAGGGGATTCCTGGCAGGCATTGTGGGTGAGGACCGTCCGCTCTCAGCTCGTGACATGCTCCAATCGTGAACGCCACGGCCAGGGCAAACAAAAGAACGCGTTGTGTTTTTGTCATGGGATAATCGTATCCCACTTCGCTTTTTAATTGCCAGCATTATTTGCTCTCTCTCTTGCCCATCTCGCGCTCCCATTTTTCCCGGAGCGCTTGGCGCAGCAGCTTACTGTCGTCCATCTCCGGGTATTTATGCTTCAGGTCGGCCAGCATTGATTCCTCGTTGCCAATGAACCGCAGCGCCAGGCCGCGGGCCGTCTTTTTTTTGCGTGTCTCTTTTTGTCTTACCATGTTTGACAAAGTAATACTTCGTATATACATTGTCAAGCGAGTTCATAAGCTTGCTCCAATTCATACCGGCCCCGCAATTCAAATTCATACTTCAAGGAAAATCAAAATGTCATCATCAGCGGCTACTCGAAGCCTGTCTTCAGGGGTTACTAAAGTAATCTACCAGCCTGAAGATAATAAAGTTATTAATAAAAAAACCTGCAAATCTACGGTAAATTACCGTTCTAGGAGATGCCTGATATCAGACACAAACCATCAGGCAAACATACATATTCATCGGCCTGGGTTCCCCTGCCCGGCATGTGAAGATGCGCGGAGGCAGGCCATGGACGTGACGCCACTCGCCCAATTGCCGTTTGAAGACGCTGCACCACGATGGTTAAAGGAGCATTCTCGCTCACTCAAACCTCGTACAGTCAAAGACTACGAGCAATGCATCAGGACTCTTAATCTCTTCTTCCATGGCATAACACTCGCCACTATTCATATTGGCAACGTTCGGGCCTATCAGGACTGGCGGACGGAAACGGCCGGCAATCAGCGGATCAACATCGAACTCTCTACACTCCACCAGGTAATGCATGAAGCCGGGGTGTGGGAGCCGATCGCGGAGCGTTACGAGCCACTGCCAATCGATAAGCGCGGGTCCGGGCGGTCGATCACCAAGGAGGATGAAGAAGCGCTATTGGTGCTGGCCTTTACGCGCCGGCGCAAATTGCTGGCTCATCTGCTGCGGCTCATGTTTCAGACCGGCTGCGGATTCGGGGAAATCAGACACATAAAGCGCCAGGACGTGAACCTGGCAGAGGCGATATTTGAAGTCGTTGAAGGCGCAAAGAATTCGGAACGCGAGCGCCAGGTTCCGCTCATCGCCGAGGCGCTGGAGTCAATGAAGTGGCTGCTTGAACGATGGAAGGAAATGGGCGGCAACCAGCCGGAAGAATACGTCCTTCCTCTGCAGCCACGGGCCAAGAATGCCCACACAAATCTCAACCGTCCCATGTCAAGCATCAAGCGGTCATGGAACATCTTCAAGAAGGAAGTCGCTTTGGCCAATCCTGAACTATATAGGCGGATCAAGGATTTCCGCATCTATGACTGCAGGGTGACCAAGATCACGCGCACCCTGGCCAGCGGCAAGGTCTCAATTCATACAGCCAAAAAACTGTTTGGCCACGTGAGCGAATCCATGCAGCGGCGGTACTACAAACCTGACCATGAACTCCTGCGAAAGGCCATGGCGGTAGCGCATGAGCCCAAGGACAAGGAGGACAAGCAGGCATGAGGAAAAATATCTCTAAATTACAAGTAGCTGAAAACGCACCAAATAAAGTTCAACTTTTTCGCTTGACACAAAAGGCCAAAATGGACTACATTCTGCGTGTGCCACAAAAGGCCAACAAAGACGAAAAGCAGCTTGTGAATGTTCGGCTCGTTCCGACTGCCGAGGAAGACGCAATTATTAAAGCCGGGATGAAGAAACACGGCCTCAAGAAAGCTGTAGATGTAGTACGCATGGCTCTGCGACGTTTTGCAGAAGCCGAAGACCTGAAGTTGAAGGCAAGTTAGAAACCTGGCTGCTAAGCCGGGGTGTTACGTAAGCGCTCTTTGGTATACGTGGCTCGTTTAGATGTTTTGATGGTCCCCGTTTTATGAGACCGTCGCTCTAACCACCTGAGCTACACCGCCAAAGAATAATACGTGGCACCAAATTGAGAGAGTACCGGAAGGTCTCAATTATACCGGCTTAGCAGCCCTTAACGAAAGGGCTGTATGTCAGAAGCTCCAGTTTTAGCAGTCGACACCCGCTGGTCCGACGGACACATAAAAGCCGATCAGCAGTTCCGCCGCCGTCAACCGGACGAGATTCCCGATGCAGTCGTAGCCGACTCCCAAACAGCCATCCTTCAAGAAGCTCTGCGCGTAGGCCGCGGACAAACCATGATGACCGGCACCAGGGCACATGTGGTTGCGCTAACTCAAAGCCGTCAGGAGTTGTTCGAGGCTCTGCGCATCGCCGTGGCTATGGTGGATGCCTGCGTCCATGAAATTGAGACTGCGTACGGAACATCGCAGGCAACCAAAACGAAGTTGGCTGGGCTGCAGCTTGTTCTGGCGGAACAGGGGGCAATGTGAACCCCTCCATTCTTATTCACTATCCCTGGGACGATGGGGCTTGCGACTCTGCATTTTTAGAAGTCTTTGGTGTCGTCCCTCCGCAGAAAACAATCAAGACAAAATGCGGTAAACGTGTTCTCAAAAGCACGACTAAAGATGTGTCGGCGCTGGTGACATGCGATGTCTGTCTCGCAGAGATGGACCGCGAGAAAGAAGCAAACCTGCGGCTGCTGAAGTCTTTGCGGCAGTTTGGAGCTCACGCATGAACCCATCCATTCCTGACGTCAAGAACATTACCCAAGCGATGCTGAATCGGCTCATCAAGCAGCGCGAGAATCGCGACGGCACTGGGTCGCATTTCTCTCTCGGTGAAGCCATCGTCATTATTGGGGCTACATATATCCGCAGCACGGGCCGCCACCGTTCTTGGAAATTTCTGTATTACCTGAAGATCGGCGGGCAGAAGCTTGGCGGCTACGACAGGCGGGATTCGTTTGTCGCGTGGGCGGTCCCAAAAATCAAAGAAGTTGCCAGTCCCGCACCCGCGCAAGCTGGCGACAACCCGGCGCTGTCTGTAGCACCCCTCGGGCGGGGTGGGGCCTCCTTATCTGACACAGGAGCGCCGGGCGAAGATTCTAAGTTTGCCGGAGAGAGAGCTGAGGTATGTGACTCTTCAAATCCTCTTCCAAGCGGATCGGAAGCAGTACTCCCAACACACATACCAACTGCGACGACCTCTCCGGCAGAGCACATTGCTGGCGACCGTTCATCCGGGTCCACCGCCAGTAACGGGGCCGTTCTGCTCGCAAACCAGACGGCCCCTGAAATTTCACTTGATGTGGTCGTTCGTTGCGGCTCCTCAGAAAGAGCGGGCGAAGCAGGTAAGAGTGCGGTGCCTCAGAAAGCACGGCCACCACTTCTATCCCTTGAGTCGTTAGCCGAGTTTTCCGACGAAGGCGAAACCGGCTGGAACGCTGAACGGCGTAACCGGATCGCCGAGAAGATGCAGCGCATCGCCGCTGGTGGCTACAACTCGTTTGATGCCATGGTCCAGGGTGTTGAAGAGGTATTGACGTAAGTAAAGGAGAGAAGCAAATGCAGGATGTATCAACGAGCTGTTTGAACGTAGGACATGATTTTTTTCAGGTGGACGAAGAGCGTGATTACATGGCGGAAGTCGCCACTGGAACGATGCGACAGCCAGCGCCGCCACGCTTCATTTGTCGCAAATGTGGCGAGGTCAAGACGCTTGAGCCTGCAACCACGCTAGCGGCTCCGGTGGCCGGGTAGGGACCCACTACAAAGGCTTCAACGCAGCAATGCAGTTGAAAGAAAAAAGAGAAAGGAAAAAGCAAATGAACAAGATCATTTTAGGTTTTGTAACTTTCGCGGTGTTGTGGTTGAGCACACATGCAACAGGGAACGCCGGCGGGGTGCCGATTCCCCAAGCTCCAACACCAGTACACCTGCGGTAGAGAGTTTTACGGGTTTGTTTGCTGATGAGCGGACAAACCCTTGCCGGGCGAGGGAGATGCCAACTCCCTTGACTCAAAGGGCGCGGTTCTACTGGCCCGGCGTGGAACCGCAAAATTCAAAGTCAGAAACAAAGAGGAGATGTTATGGCAAGCATTGCAGTTCTACATAAGCCACCGGAGAGGCCGATGGACTTCCAGCCCGAGCCTTTACCCCCTGATCTACAGGCAAAACTTACAGAGGCTTTGCCGCCTGAGGCGATTACCTCGAACGACAAGCACTCTCATTTGAGTTCGATCAAACCGGCGTTCGTGATCGAGCGCATGAATCAAGTGTTTGGCGTCGGCGGCTACGTCGAGCGCTACCGTGAAATCAGCATGACCACCAAGGAAGTGGTCTACAAACAAGGCACCCCCCAGGAGCGCAAGGTAACACTGTTTGTAGCCACGGTTCACGGTACGCTCGACATTCCAAAGTACGGCATTCATCTTGAAAACTACGGCGGATCGGAAAACGAAAACGCCGGCGACGAACTAAAGGGCGCCTGCACGGACGCCTTCACTAAGATGTGCTCCCACCTGGGCATTGGCCTTGATGTCTACAAGGGTACATACGACAAACCCAAAGAGAGCAACACGCCAGAATGTCCGGTGTGCGGCAAACATCTCTTTGTGAGCAAAAAAGAAGATGATCCTGGCTACTACTGCTGGACTAAGAAGCAGGGGTGCGGAGCTAAGTTCACCGAAGAAGGGCTGAAAGCCGCTCAGGCCAGCAAGAACGGCTCCGCGAAGCCTCCGCAGTCGGCGCAGTCTCCCCGACAGGCGCAAGCCGCTCCTCTAGCCAGCGATGTCGCCAAGATCACCATCCACGGCAAGGTAATGGACCGCATTACTGATAATGGCAAGCTCTGGCTGAAGGTTGGAGATCGCCGCTGCGTGACGATGCAGGAAGACATCAAGCTCAAACTGAAGACCGCATGGCGCGGGGCTGAAGTTGAACTGCTGGTATCGGAGCTGACTGGCAAGACCGAAACTATCTACCAGATCCACAAAGTTATCAACGTGAAGGCGGGAGGTACACAATGACCCGCCTCTACGACATTCCCAAAGAGATCGAAGCCTTTGAACTTGAACTCATCAGAAATGAAGGTGAGTTAACGCCTGAAATGGAGCAGCGCTGGGCTGAGTTCATCGCAGGCAGCAAGGAACGCCTGGAAGCAGCTGCCTTCGTAATCAACCGGCTGAAGGGTGACTCCGAAACCTGCCGCACAGAATGCCAGCGTCTGCAGAAGCGGGCGCAGTCAACCGAGAACAACACCAAACGTCTTAGCGATCTGACGCTATTCGCGCTGCAGGCGATGGGCGGGAAGCTGAAGACCGCCTTAGTCAGCCTGTGGGTGGGCAGAAGCGGGAAGCAGATTACGGTCGAGGTCAAGGAAGGCACGGACCTGGCCGAGATCCAGAAGACCCAACCGGAACTGGTACGGGTGAAGTACGAACCAAACCTCGAAGCGATCAAGGGCGCATACGGAGCGATCGAAGCGCAGCTTGATTCCGAACACGAAGCCGAGCTTCTGAAAGCCGGCGACCTCACACCTGAAGTCGAATCAGCCATCAATCACCGAATCATGGAGCGGCGGAAGCAGTTGTTCAAAGATGCCAAACTGCCGGACTGCTTCATTGTTCGACACAAATCTGGGACCGAGTACCTGCGGATCGCGTAGATGAAGTACCTCAACGACAAATCGGAAGCCGGCCTGGAGCGGTGGATGTTGGCCAGCAGGGCCTTTGAGCATCACGACCCCACGCGCCGGTTTGCCGCTTTGAACCCGATGGTACATGAACACTGGCTATCGACCACTGAAGCGATTCTAAAAATGATCTATGAAGCGGCAGCCAGTCAGGACAAGAGAATTCAGAGGAGACACCGGCAGGAGCACCTGGCCGAGAAAGCAGGGTGATATATGGCAGACCTCGACAGAAGAGATGCCCACCGTCTCTACGTGCGCATGAACGTGTTGACTGGCATCCTCTACGAAGACGAAGTGATGTGCGCAGGCGTTGCAGCACGGTTGAACGAGGAGCTTGATTTTGAGGGCTCAGTATCTCGCTGGATGCCGTACGGAACCAGAGAAGGGGATGCGATAGCAGCATGAGGAAATGCCCAAATGGCGTACTCGTTTCTCGCGGAGAAATGCGTGTCTTCGCTGCTGCGCTGGAGTTGGCCGTAGAGAACATCAACATGGAGATCGACGGCAACATGAGGCCTAACCGCGCAACCCATGACGACGAGTACAAGCGCTACATGGGCGCTCTCAAACAAAGCAGGCGTGACTATCAGTTCAAATTGCGCCAGGTTGAGAGGTTAATGAAGCCATGACCCAACTCTTAGCGCACCTCTTCGGCGATTACATCCTGCAATCGGACTGGATGGCGCAGAACAAGACCAAGCGGAGCTGGCCGGCGCTGGTGCATGCGCTGCTGTACTCGCTCTGCTTTGTGTGGCTCTGCTGGATTCCAGGATATGTGATGGTTCACAACCCGCCGTGCATCACCTACCTCGACGGCAGAGGGGGAGAAACACCGTGTGTGTCTGAAGGATTGCGAATTCCAGAAAACGCCCACGGGTACAACGTTTACGCGACACGACCGGCTGTAGATATCGTCCACAAAGGCTATTTCCGCTGGCTTCCCTGGCTGGTGATCTTCTCCACCCACTTCCTGATAAACCGCTTCAGGTTGGCAAGGTATGTGGTCTGGGCTAAGAACTGGATGGGGCCGAAGCAAAAATGGTATTACCACTGGAACTGTGACATGTGGATACAGGATCACCCAGGTAGTCAGTACGCAAAGTATTCAGAATATGAATGCTTTTTGGCTCCAACGCCTCCGCTTTGGGCTTGTCCAACTGGACACCCGCCAACAACTCCAGTCTGGCTTTCTACTTGGTTGCTGATCATCGCTGACAACACGTTGCACCTAGCCATCAACTACGCCGCGCTGAGGTGGCTATGAATCTCGTCGGATACCAGCCGATCCACGAAAGCCTTTTAAAGCCAGGAGCCACCTACTACCTACGCACTAAATTCGGCCAGGGCTTTGTGCTTACTTCAGAAGACGGACTTAACGGCTGGACGGTTGAATTGCAGCCGAACTCAAGCTTTCAAAGCCCGCTGCTAAAGAAGTTAAAGAGCGGCGACATCATGACAGTCCCGCCAGGAACAGGGAAGTGGTACGAGGCAAAAGTGTAATGGCCGATCTGGTTGGAACATGTCCGAAGAGTTTCTGGGAAGAGTGGATCGCCGAAGGCGATGCTGCTGGAGATCCTGAAACGGGAGAAGAGTGGGGCTGGTATACGGGGCACCATCTTGCGGCAAGCATTAAGCCCGGTGATCGCTTCTATGTCGTGGCTCACGGAAAGCTGCGCGGCTGGGCTCCCGTCACGCGAGTCGATAAAACGGCAGACGGTGAGCAATGGATTATCTGTCGGCGTGGTGGCGCTGTAGCTTGCACGGTTCCTGAACCAATACCAGGCTTTCGCGGATTGCGATTGCGCTGGTGGAAGAGGGAAGAAGAAGTGCCGTTTCTGGATTGGAAAGCGGCAGCGTGAACCCTATCCACCCATATCGACCGCGGTTAATCACTCGCCGCACGAAATTCGCACCAGCGAAGCCGCGCTTCCGGCGTGGTTCCTTACGAAAGGAGGCCCTGCCTAAATGCGCAAATAAACCGAGAGTTAAAACGAAATACCAGAGAAACTCAGCGGTGGCCGGACAGCCATCTGGTCGCCGCGTAAACCGTCTGCCCGAATGGATAGATCCAAAGAGCTACATCACGAAGGGCGGAAGACATAGGTTGTACGGTCATGATTACCTTGAGTTGCAATGGGCGGCATATCGACGCGCTGGCGGCCTTGACGACTACAGCAGGACTGCAAAGTGCGAGTGTGGCTGCGGCAGGCCAGCACCGTTCGGCATCAGGGCGCTTGGATTAAAAGCCAAAGGTGAACTCGCCCACAACGAACACGGTCCTCGTAAATCAGACGAACTCCATCGCGTGAAGTGGATGCGCCACGAATGCCACATGAAATCACACAACGCAGGCGGAAAACCATGCCCCAAGAAGGAGACGGCAAATGTTGCAGCTTAGTCAGGCAATCATCTTAGGTGACTCACTGAAGAAACATAGTCCGTGGATGTGGCTCTCCGCAGATGGATCATGCGGATGCGCTTTTGGTGGCGCATTGTTGGCTGCTGGGCTCGCAGAAGGATTCATAGCTGATGCCAGGGCCGCCGGGTCCTCGCCTGAGGCTTTCTCTCCAGATGAATCACAAACGGTTGTGCAGGTGTGGCCGTGGCTCACTCCGCGGCACTTGATGGAGATCACTGCTCTATACATCAATGTGAACCAAGGCGTAAAGACCATCGAAGACGTAGCGGCCTATGTGCGCTCCGTTGAACCGGAAGAGCCTACTCCCGCTCAGGTTCAAGATGTCTGCGAACTGTTGGAGGTTGGCCGGTGAATCGGCTCTCCCGCATCCTCAACCGCTTCCCAGACTGGTTCTGGATCGCGATAGCTGTGTGCATGTGGCCTTTTGCCAAGGCCTTCGGCTGGTGTGACCACGAGGTAAACGACAAGTTTTAGAAGGAGAGTTGGAATGTCAACCGAAAAATCTATAAGCATTGAAACCGGGAATCGCGTTTCGATAGATCAAATTAAAAATACTTTTTATCTCGTGATGGGCAGCTTGTGCCAGTGCGGGAAGACCAAGGGCCGTGGTAATCCGTTTTGCAATGCCTGCATGAATACTCTGTCTGTAGATATGCGCAATCGTCTCTACCTGATGCTTCGCAGGACTTTTGTAGAAGCGTATATAGAGGCGACAAATACGCTCCCAAAAGCAGAACCGAGACCTTGCGCATGTGGCTGTGAAGGATTCGCGGAATTTCCGTGGAAGTTTAAAGCGGGCCATCGAATACGGAAAGGCGATAAGCAAGGCCAGCTGAAAAAGCAGCCAACAGAAGATCAGGTTGCCGGGTAAGGGACCCAGAAGAAAGCAGCCACGGAGCACGACTGTAGCAAATAAAAGAAAGAACTTTACGATGTCAAGCAACTCAAAACTCGACCAGACACGCATACCTCCCTCGCTCATCAACCTGGATAACCAGATGGAAGACTATCGCGCGCAGCAAAGAAAGATATGCCTTAACTGCTTTGAGCGCGGCTGCCAAGGGGAGTGTATGGCGGTTTGGTCAGAACCAGGGATGCCCGAAAGAAAAACATTTGGCTGGCCCGGATTGTTTGCGCTGCTGGCAATAGCGTTTTTTGTCGTACTTGTTGTTTTGAAGATCGTGGAGGGATACCAGTGAAAGCCGAATCAAGCTACGAACGCGTAAAAGAAGTTCTCTCGAATCCCATCTTCCTGCTGGACTCAAATGAAATCACCCCCAGCGCGGACCTGAGGGAAGACTTAGGCCTCGATTCCATAGACATAGCTGAGCTGTCCATGGCGCTTGAAGACGAGTTTGGCATTCCCGAGATCAGCGAAGACGAATTCGAGCGAGTCAAGACCGTAGGCGACATGGTGAAACTGGTGGAAGGGAAGAAGCCGAAGGCCATGGTGGCCAAGGGCTGAATGGACTACGTGCTCAATTGGCTCTTCGGCTGCCGACATAGGAACTTGAGTTTCCCAATCCGCCGGCGCAAGTACGAACGCTTCGGCTGGCGCTGGCTCACAGGTATCTACGTTGTCTGCCTGGAGTGCGGTAAAGAGTTCGATTACGACTGGAACCAAATGAAGGTAGTCCAGACGTCAGGAAAGCGCAGAAGAGTGAAGCAGAAGGAAATCAAGGCGGAGTTGGAGGGATGAGTGATGGCAAATGAGACTGAAGTCCCGGACCTTTACCGATTGGCTTTTATCCCTGGGTTGTTTCGCTGCCCTACGTGCGAGTTTGTCCTGAGCAAAACAACCATGAATGTTGCCACAGGGAACATGGGGACAACTGAACAGGATCGCGAGAGCGACCTCTGCCCAAACGACGGCACGATGATGGTTCATGTGAGCTGGAAGGAACAGGCGGCCACGATCAGCGACCGCCTGTCAGAACTGACAGCGCTGCTCAACACGCCAGAGATAGAAGACTTCGACAAGGCGGTTCCATTCGAAGCAGTCCACCAGGTGCAACGCTGGGGTACGGAACACGATTCCGGAAAATCCCCGGAGGACTGGTTCTGGTTGCTTGGCTACCTCGCCGGTAAAGCTCTTGCCTCACTGAAGGCTGGAGACCTCGACAAAGCAAAACATCACTGCATCAGCAGCGCAGCCGCTCTGCGCAATTGGCATGCGCACATCAGGAGCGGACAAACCGTAATGCGGCCAGGGATTCAACCACCCGACCACGCCAGCGAAGTGACTACCGGGTAAGGGACCCAGATTCAAGTTTCAACGCAGCACGACTGCGGCAAAGAAAAGAGGATAACAACTTCATGAGCACTACTGTTACACCTTCAAAGCCAGAGACGCCGGTATTTCCGGCGATCGCGGCGACCGCCATGGTGGAGATTCCGCTCGATCAGATCGAACCATCTCCCTGGAACCGTAAACAATTCAACCAACAAGCTCTGGAGGAGTTGGCCGGCACCATCGTCCTGACGGATGGAGTCATGGAGCCGGTGATCCTGCGGCCGGTAAAGAACGGATCCGCCAAGTACCAGCTCGTAGCCGGGGAGCGGCGCTGGCTGGCATCGAAAGATGCGGTCAAGCGGCTGAAGTTCCCGCGCACAACCATCAAGTCCATTGTCAAAGAGCTGTCAGACGCCCAGGCAATCGAATGGACGCTGATGGAGAACGGCCAGCGCGAGGACGTGCATGTTCTGGAGCTGAACCGGACCTACCGGGCGCTCCTGGGGGAAAAGAACGACGAGGGCAAGCCCTATACGCGCGAGATGATCGCCGACCGGGTAAAGAAGTCCTATTCAGCAGTGTGCGCCATCCTCCAGACCAACCAGCTTATCCCGGATATCCAGAAGGCCTGCCAGGACGGGAAGATCAACAGCAGCGTGGCCATGGAGATCGCGAAGTATCAACCGAAGCAGCAGGAGCAAATCTTCCTGGCCTGCTTCATCAACCAGTACGACGAAGAAGAGTACGAGTCGGTAAAAGAGGTTGCCAAGGACAAGGCCGCCGAGTCTTCCATGAGCGTTCGCCGGCTGCGGGAGTGGATCGGGAACAACATCCACATCGATCTAACGAAAGCGCCATTCGACACCAAGGATGAGTTCCTGGTTAAAGGCGTTCCTGCCTGCATCAACTGCCCAAAGCGGACTGGCGCGGATCCCGGATTGTTTTCCGATGCACAGGAAGTAAAGAAGGGCGACACCTGTACCGACCCAGGCTGCTATGAAGCCAAGAAAGAGGCTTTGGTGCAGCTCAAGATTGCCGAAGCGCAACGACAAGTGGCGCCTCCTCCTCCTGCAGCGGCAGCAAAGCCGGCAACGTTACCGCCAGGCGTAAAGCCATTGGGAGCCGGTTACAGTTCATCGGCTGCACTGGCCGCTGCCGGCGCAGGCGTTACGGCAACGCCAAAGAAATCCGAGCCGCCAGTCCAAATCCAGAAGATCAGCACACTACGCGAGGACCAGATGCCGAAGGGCGCAGAGAAGAAAGACGTTCTCTACGCCGACGACTACAACGTGGTGAAGCCGGGCTGCAAGCAGGAAACGAAGGCGATCTGGGTGGACGGCATTCACATTGGGAAGATCACGGCCATCTGCATCACCGAAGGCTGCAAGAACCACGGTTATTCATCAGGCGGTGGTGGCGGATCGCGTGACCCGATCACCTTTGAGCGGAAGAAGGAAATCTGGGAACAGAAAGTCCAGTACGTCTACCGCGATGAACTACTGAAGCTGATTGCGACAAAGCTGCCGGGGAAGATCGGCGATCAGGAAGCAGCGCTTGTGGCAGAGCACATCATGAAGACCCTGCCGCATCACGGCCACGAGAAAGTAGGCCGTGTGTTTGGCCTTAAAGAGGCCGACCCGGAATCACTTGAACTGCATATGCGAAAGCTTAAGGGTGATGCCCTGATGCGCTTCATTGTCGTGTGTGCTCTCGTCGAAGACCTGGGAACTGGCGAAGTGGCATGGGGTGGCGAATTAGATAAAGAGTCGGCCCTTAAGATCGCGGCCAAAGCTTACAAGATCGACGACCAGAAGCTCTTGGATGCAGCCAAGGCTCAATTGGAGTCGAAACGACCTAAGACCGAGAAGGAGAAAGCGGCCAAGGCAAGCAAGCAGCCAGACAACAAGGCCGTAGTCGAGCGCGCGAACAAAGCAAAACAGAAATCAAAGCCAGCCAAGAAGAAGGCCAAAGGGAAGAAGTGATGGCGCAACGTACAACGCAAGAAGTGTTCCGAGAGTGGGCGTGCAAGTCTTCTGACCTGGCGGCACGCCTCTACGATGCGGATCCTAACGACAGGCTGGCAATGCTGCCGATCCTGGGTTCTGCTGAACTTGAGCAGCTTGAGCAATTGGGAAAGGCCGCCGTGTGGGATGGCTATCTGATTTCGAAAGCTGCTCGACAAACGCTCTGTTCTCTGGGGTTGGCGTCGTCATGGAACGGCATGAATTTTATAACTCAGGCCGGAATGGCGGTGCTCGACACACTAAAGAGCCGCGTGATTCGGGACAAAAACGCGGGGAAATAGATGGCATCGCAGGATACATTCACGCCGGCGCAGGAAGAACGCTTTGCCGTTCTCTGCGCCTGGTGTGCGAACGGATGTATTGCGGCAAAGAACGATGCCGGGGAATATGTGCACTTTCGCGGAACAGACAGAGAAAAGCCGTGCGGTGCATCGCTGTTGCGCAAGGGGCTGGAGAAGAAACCTATCGACAGAATGCAGGACGCATGGAACGCCACGGCCTGCCCGGTATGCGAGATGCCGAAACGGGACCGGAAGGACTGGTTCTGTGTCGGATGCTGGAGAAAGCTTCCGAGTCAATTACGGAACCCTCTGGCGTACTGGCACTGGAAGAGACCGCCTATCACTCAGTGGCTGCAGGCGATGGCGATCTTGAAGCAGGAGAGAGCAACGGGATGAGCACACGCTGCACCGACATTGTGTGGCAAGAACTGGACGTGTCAGGGCCAGAGAAACTTCTGTTGCTGGCGATCGCGGATATTTCCAATCATGAAGGCGACAACATACACCCCTCGAACGATTACCTCGTGTGGCTGACCGGCATACCCCTACGTACCGTCCAACTCTATAAAGCGAGATGGAAAGAGAGTGGGGCTCTGCTCCCGATTGAAAACGAGAAGGGTGGCGCTGGCAATTTTGTCCGCTACCTCCTGAATTTGGATGTATTCCCAAGGAAAACAGAATGGGAAAGGAAGGGTGCAAGAACTGCATTCTTTCGTAAGCGCAGAAAGGATGTCGCTACTGCATCCTTGGCACCGCCGAAGGGTGCAGTTGGTGCGCCAAAGGGTGCAGTAGACGACGAAAAAGGGTGCAGTGACGAGCAATGCAATAAGGAAGAACCGTTAGAAGAACCTAAAGCTAACCAAAACCAACACGGCTTGCGCCGCGATGAGGTAGAGGTTTGGCTGAAGATCAAGGAAGAACTCAAGACAAAGATGCATAGTGCGGAGTGGGAATTGTGGGTCCGTCCAGCCAGACTTCTGCGAGTGATGAGCGGCAACGTGATGATGATCGCTTTCCCCCCCAGCGGCAATATTATGCGCGCTGCAGTCGAACGAAAGAAGCTTCTCTGGGAAGTGGCTGACAAGTACGGCTACGACACAGTGCAAACAGTCTACCCGGACGATTGGCAACGAGAAGAACTCAAAGAGCGCTTTGGGATCGACATGACTCCGAAATCCCAGAAGAAACTTTTCCCAGCGAAGGAGACCGCATGAACTTACAGCGAGAACAGGCTGCAATGAGAGAGCGCCAACGGGCAAAGGCTCGGGCGGAGCATCTGGAGCGCTGGAATGACGAAGAAAGAAAACGCCGTTCGGAGACGACCATCTCAGGGTTGAGACGGCGAGACAAGGAACTGATAAATCGCGCATTGGAGCAGACCGCATGAACCCACTCATCCCCTGTGTAGTTCTTGAAGGCACCTGTCCACAGCATGGCTTCTTCCGCAGAGTAGCGCGGGAGTTGGAGATTTCAGGAATGTGTCCAACCTGCAGACGCGGGCCTGTTGAGCTGAAGCAGATAGGTCAGGGCTTCACACGGCGGGCGCTGCCGTACTACGAAGCCACTACAAAGATTTTTGAGGCTCTGAAGTTTACGACTCCCATGCCCAACTCAATCTACGACTTAAAGAAAGCCATGGGAGGAGAGCAATGACGACAAAGATTGCAAATGATCCGATTTACGGCGAAATCAGAGCTTCAATTTGCGAGGCGTTCATCGCGGCCGGCAAACCGACACCAGAGCGCGACTGGCTTTATACGCGCTTGGTGGAGGCCCATGCCCAACTCCGCATCACGGATGGAGCGCTCGATCTCGCCGCTGAACTCGCTCAGGCCATTAAGCCGTTGCTCCCCAAATTTGATTCTGTTTCGGGCGAGGAAAAAGAAAAGTGGCAGCGAGTGGTTAGCGTAATTTTTCAGTCTGCCGAGTATGCGCACAAGTATTTTTTGGCAGACAAGAAGTCACCGCTGCAAAGCAGCCAGGGAGATGGGGATGCACCGGAACACGCTCAGTCGCACGGTCGTGGAATTGAAGCTGGATGTACGGCAGATGAGAACAAGTGGGCGGGTGCCAGTCCGGAAGCCGGCCCAGCCGGCAGCGATGGCAGCGGCCGCAGGAGCGAGACAAGCATGACGACGCTTAACGACAAATCTTTGCCTGGGCTTCAAGACCTTATGTCAGTTTCTATCGAAAAAGTTCTTTTGGCGCGGTATTCGCGCGTAATAACAGAAGCGCTTCAGTTGTTTGATCTCCGCGAGATGGGAGCGGGCGATGTTGTCCTGGTATGTGACGTCTTGAAGGAATACATGGAAACCGGCATCAACCAAGGGCCGGCAGCGCTGGAGGCTTACGACATCCTGGAGGCAATCCGGAAAAGGATCGCAGCAGAGATGGCCAAAGCAGCCACGGAGCACGACTGTAGCAAATAAAAGGGAATTATATAGGTGACTCCCTTGGAGGGACGCAAGATGAGTGACTCAATGACTTTCAGGGTATTCCCGCACAAAGTTGAATACGGTGACCATCGTAAGTTTTGGGAATACAAACTCGCTATGTATCGTGACGGTGTTTTGGCTGGAGTCGAAGAAAGCCCGCGACGGCTAAGTGCATCGCTTGGTGCTATGTGGAGCGGGGCTAAAGCCAGAATCACGTTGCTGAAATCGCACCGCCTATTTGCTGTTCCAATCACAAAGGACTGCATCAAGCGCAGCGAAGGGCATAGTTGCAATCTGTGCGCTGTCGCCGAAGCTCTTCGGGAAAATCAAGAGCGCATGGGTCTGTCAAAGCTCGACTCCAATTTCCGTGTCGAGTCATACGGTGCGTTCATGGACTGCCGGGGCATCGTACTGGAACGTCACGGCGAACCCGATAAGGCTACGGATGCTGTGTTGATTGCAAACAGTTACCAGCACGGCGTCTATGGGGAATCACTGGAAATCTGGACGATGCAGTTTGACGAATGGTTCGATTTTCAGATTATGGAACGCCGTGAATGGCGAGAAAAATACGGGATGCAGCCAGGAGATAGGGCCTGCCGTCCAGTGCCAGCATCGTTTGTTCTTGATTTAGATGCAATGAGGGTTAGGGACTTAAGTATATAAGCCCCAAATAAAAACATGCGTGAAGAGCTTCAATCCCGGAACGGCAAGCGCGGCAGATTCTCAGCCACAGTCAAGCGCTTTGGCTCAAAGCCAGCCTACAAAGGCCCACCCATCGTAACGGTCCTGATGGTGGATATACGGGATGAAGCCGGGAACGAAGTAACCGACCATCTCTGGTTTGTGGTGCGGAAGCAGTTGAAAGAACTAAACCTCAAACCAGGGGACAAGATCGAATTTGAGGCCCGAGTCGCGGAGTACGTCAAGGGCTACCAGGGAAACCGGAGATACGTGGACGACCGGCCGCCGGTGACGGTCGATTACAAGCTTTCGCATGGGACGAAGTTCAGAAAAGTAGGCAGCATGCCGGTGGATGTGATCGGGTTGCCACTATTCCAGACGTCAGGAAAAGAGGTTTAACCGGAAATGACACGCGGCGGGACTCCGATCAAAGAGACCCAGGGAGATTTTCAAATTCTAAAGTTGGAAGGTTACACGATGAAGAAGGCGTTTTTGTGGTTCATGCTTTTTGCTGTGCCAGCCGCGGCGCAGAACTGTCCGTGTTCAATGTTCCCCAACCCGCCGAAAGGTGCTGCATTAGTTGATCCAGACAATCTGCCGGTTGAGGTGGGTGAAGTATTCTCGAGCTCCCAGGCCGGCCAGATCACGGCGATCCGCTTCTATAAAGAGTCAGCCAATACAGGGGTTCACGTCGGAAGCCTCTGGACGACCGGCGGAATACTCCTGGCCCGGGTTACCTTCCAGAACGAAACGGCAAGCGGCTGGCAGCAGCAGGCGCTCGATACACCCCTGGCGATCACAGCCGGCACGAAGTACGTGGTCTCAAACCATTCCACGAGCACGACGACCGCGGGCGACATCAATTTCTTCATCAGTCCGTACAAGAATGGACCGTTCACGATCGCGACGGGCGGCGGGATGACCAGGCACAGCTCGACGCCGGCATTCCCGCAATTCAATTCGAGCGTGAACTACTATGTGGACGTTGTACTGACGACCGGGACGCCGGCGCCTACCCCGACACCAACGCCTACGCCAACTCCCAGCCCTACTCCGAGCCCAACGCCTTCACCGACCCCCAGTCCTAGCCCGACTCCTACACCGACTCCTACGCCAAGCCCCACACCGAGCCCAACGCCCACACCAACGCCAACACCGGCGGCTCACTCAGTTGATATCGGATGGTTTCCCTGCGCTCAGACTGTGGTCTATTTCAACGTGTACCGCTCTCAGGTAAGCGGCGGACCATACGCTCTGATTCAAGCTCAAGTACCGAACTCTCCATGGACAGACAGCGACGTACAAGCAGGGGAAACGTACTTCTACGTGGTCAAGGAAGTGGCCTGTCAGAGCGAGAGTTTAGGGACACCAGAAATCGTGGTGACGGTGCCGAAGTAATGCGAGTCATCTCCCTCTGGCAGCCCTGGGCGGAACTGATTCGCCGCGGGCTCAAACAATACGAAACACGCTCCAAGCCCTGTCATCAATTGGGCGAGGTAGCTATTCATGCCGCAAAGCGCAAGTTCCGCGACTCGGACATGAGCCGCGAAGCCCGGACACAGATGCTGATGGACGAAGTAGACCCGTTCACTCTGGCCTACGGCTCAGTGATCTGCGTGGCAACGATAACGGCTTGCGTTGAAACCGAGAGCGGAATAGGCGTGATTTCAGAGCGTGAGCGGTTGTACGGCGACTGGTCAGAAGGGCGCTTTGCGTGGCGGCTGGAGAACGTGCGGCCATTGCCCAAGCCGATCCCATTGACTGGACACCAGGGATTCTTCTACTGGCCGGAGGGCAAGCAGATTTGCGCGGAGGTGCTCAGGTGAACGAAGCCGCAACTCTAGCCCTCAAGCCTCCAACGACGATTCGAGAAGCTCTTGCGGACAAATTCTCCCACCCGCACTACATCACCCTGTTTGAAGTCAGGGACTCGACCGGCTTTGATTCAACTCGCTCTGCCGATGCTATTTCGATTGGGATGTATCGCAGTCGCGGGCGGGAAATGACAGGCTTTGAGATCAAGGTGTCACGTTCAGACTGGCTGCGCGAACTGAAGCAACCGGAGAAAGCGGAAGAGATAGGCAAGTTCTGTGAATGGTTCTATCTGGTGACCAGTGACGGTTCAATCGCGCGGATCGACGAGATACCAACGCCATGGGGTTGGATGGTGCTCAAGGGCGAGAAGCTGAAGGTCTTAAAGAAGCCCGAGCGGATGAAGGCGCTACCTCCAGACCGGCACATGCTGTGCTCTCTGCTCTATTCCGTCCGGGCGCAAAGCATTGCGGACATCGAGAAGCAGATCCAGGAAGCGGTAAAGGAGCGGGTTAAGTCCGAACACGGCGGTCTCAAATACGACCTTGAACAGGCGGAAGAAAAATCCAAACGTCTGGAACAAATCATACGGGAATACGAGACGGCCAGCGGCCTCAACATCAGAAGCGGATGGATGCACCCGGCAAAGGTGGGCGCAGCGGTACACCGGCTGATGAACGAAGCGAACGTGATGGAGCGCTACAAAGAGGACTTGAAGCACGTCGCCGGCAGAGCGCGTGACATCGCGGAAGCGGTTGAACGGCAATTGGCGGAACTGGAAAAGGAAGCGCAGCCAGCGCAGCAGCAGTTAAGCGTAACCACGGAGCACGGCTCATAGCGGGTAAGGGACCCAGCAGAGCGTAAACACGCCAGGAGGATGCGGCAAATATGAGCATGTTAGAAGAAGCCATCGACTTAGCACTAGAAATGCACATCGGCCAAACAGACAAAGCTGGCCAGCCCTACATTCTGCATCTGCTCCGCGTCATGCTGGCCGTCCAAGCATACGGCGAAAAGTACATGATCGTAGGCGTCCTGCATGATCTCGCTGAGGACACTGACTTCAGTGTCGAATACGTAGGCCTGTATGGTTTCATAGATGAAGTGGTCGAGGCCATCGATGCCATCACCAAACGCAAAGATGAACCCTACGAAGAGTACTTAACCAGGGTGAAACTCAACCTGATCGCCATTCGTGTGAAACGGGCCGATCTGAAAGACAACCTGAACGAAGACCGATTGGCGCTGCTGCCGATAGAAACACGCCAGAGGTTGAGGGAGAAGTACTGGAAGGCTTTGGACGCACTGAGTGCGGAATATGAACAGATAAACAATGTTGCACGTGGAACAAAGGACGTCTAAGCCGCTCAAACGGACTCTAATGAGATGGAAAGAACACATTCTCCGGCACGATCTACAGAAGCTGACCAGGCGGCAGAAGCTTTACCGGATTCTCAAGGAAGAATTAGGCCGGCATGGCTGGTGGAAAGCGAAGACCAGAGGGCGGCACAGCCGCAAAAGGCCGGCTAGTTAGCGGCTAGTTTCTCGCTAAGAAAGGAATTTTCCAGATGTCAGGAACAGATGAAACAAAACACAGCCAGAAGGAGCGCTGTCCAAGCGCAGAAGATGCCCTGGATTGGCTGAATGACTTTTTGGGCGTTTTCCAAGGTGCGGCAGGAAATTCGGTTACTTTTGCTTATTCAAAACAGAATGGAGCCTGGCTGGTGGCGGACAAGAATAATAAGCGCTGGAGGCTGTCAGAAGTGCTTGCCCAATATGCCATCAGGTTCTATTCAGCTCCTGTGGTTGAGAGCGCGCCCCCTGGCGCTGTGGGACAGCCTCTTTGCAGAGCCTGCGCCAAGCCGCTGTTGCGGAAGCTAAAGGATACCTTGCCCGATGGCTGGACGTGTGATGGCTGCGGTGCTTCTTATGACGAAACGGGGAATAGTTCTGGTTCACGCGCCGAACTATTACGCCGTATGGAGGCCCAAGCCCCCGCTCCGGTTGAGTCGAGCCAATGGGCAAGAGATGCAGCGCGGGAGATTCTATTCCCCGATGGCGAAGCGCTGGAAGGCTATGGAGAAGCCGACATAGACGAAGTTGCCAAGATCATTTCACGATGCGCGGCGGGCGCAGTAGATGCTGGGGGAGCGCCGGGGCTGCGGAATCTACGCCGTAAGGCTTTTAAGCGTTCAGGTGGTTATTGTGAAGCACAAGATGCCATGGGAATGCGCTGCTGTCGCGCCATAACCGAGCATACTATGGAACTGTCCTCCGATTCTGAGGCCGAAACCATAGCCTCATGCAAAGAGTGTTGCCGCGTGGCCGCCCCAATGAGTGATGCTGGGCTGGATCATGGGATTCCTGAAGTGCACGCCAATCCTCGGCCGCAGCAGTCTAACGCCACGCCAAACACAGGTGATCAAGCCGATGCTGGGGGAGAGGGGACGGGGTGGGTTAGCGTCCAGGAAAAGCTACCACATACGCATACCGTTCTGGGCTATATCGTGGATCGTCCTGCCCATCCCATCTATGTGGGTGGCGAGCCATTCGTGGATACCGTCTGCTACTTCCCTAAACATGATCATCAGCGAGTGTTTACCGAGGTTGATGGCCTGATCCCGGAAAGCGGGGAATGGCGGCTGGGTGGGCGCGACGATGAAGATGATAGAGGAGTTGTAGTAATCACGCACTGGCAACCCCTTCCCGCCCCACCAGCCGAGCCTCAGGAGGGCAGCAAGTGATAACTGACGCCTATTTATCCGATGACCGCAAGTACCGCTATTGGCTGCTGCGCGTGTGGGATGACTTGCTTCCGGTCAACTGTAGTTGTGGTGTGAATCCCTCGACCGCAGATGAGCGCGAGAACGATCCGACGATTCGCAAGGATATTGGCTTCTCTGCGCGCCAGGGATTCGGCGGGTTGCTCAAGGTGAACCTTTCCGCCTTCCGTAGCACAGCCCCAAAGCCAGCCCATTGCCAGCCGATTGGAGATGAGAACACGGCCAAGCACATCCGCAAATACTTTGAACAGTTTGGAGCCACGCAATTCACGGCGGCCTGGGGCCGGAATGGTATGCGCTTCGATTGGCAGGCCAAGGCTATCTTGCGGGAGTTCCCAGAGGCCGTGTGCTTCGGCAAGAATCCAGATGGAACGCCACGCCATACGCTAATGCTGCCCTATAGCACAGAATTGATTCGATTCGGGGCCACTACCGGAGTTGAGCTAGCAGAGGGCCAGAAGCCTTGAGGGAGTGATGAATTTATGAGTAATCCAGCAAGTTACAATCCGCATATCGGCCAGCCCGTGTGCTCTTATTGCGGCGGTTTACATTTCGGCAGTTCGCTGGGCAAGTGCGTTTATCAGTGCGAACGATGCGAGCGGGATACCCGCGAAGATGCTGAAGGATTCGGGCATAGGAAATGCGAGTGCGCACCATTGCCGCCTGTAGTTTGGCCAACCGTTCAGGCGAAGTATGAAATCCGCATCGCCAACTTGGACAGAATTCGTCTCACTCAGATTCAATGGGACGATCTACGCAATACAATCGCGGAACATCAGCGCAATGGATTCAGGGATGGCTGGTGCAGGATGGGAAGCACGCACATTGTTGAAATTGGAGTTAGGTGTGGGATTGGGCGTGACGAGCCAGCCGCCGAGCCGAGGGAGCCATGAAGGCACGCGACATCATTCCCGGCTGGCCGAGAGGCAGAAGCACGTCTAAATTGTGGCATTCTCTGGCGAGAAGCTTTGTGCTCCATGGTCGTATCGCGTTATGGCCTTTCGATTTCGGATTACAGGATGATGTTCGCTTTCGCAACGATGTGCGCTGTGAGCGCGCCGAAGAGCGCCGCAAAGCCGACATGATGGAGACCCACTACGGGCTGCAGCGCATCGACGCCCAGGGACCGCTCTGGCGCGAAGGCATGGGTGAGAAGTGGTCACGCGAGTACGTCATGCCGCATTTGGAAGCTGTCCTTTCGCTACTCCCTGACCGTGACCCAGGTGGTAAAACCCTGTGAAGGTCTCCCTGACCAAACTCGCCATCCCTCGAACGGCTCGCGAGAAGGCCTGCGCTGAGTTTGTTTTGAAAGGCGCTATCACTCGGCTGGCGCTGATGTTCCAGACGTCGGGAAACATGTTCACTGGCCCACAGGTAGCTGAGGCGCTCCTGACGGCTCTGGTCTGTCATGAGTACGGGCCGGCAAGCGAATCACCGCTGGTGCTACAGGAAGGCCAGCCGGTGATTGATGGCGAGGTGCAACCGTGAACCTTTCCCCAAAGCATCTTGAGATCCGCGATTTCATTTTGTCTTACCAGGCCAAACATAACGAGCGCCCAAGTCTCAAGGAAATAGCCAGCGCTTGCGAAATCACGCACATCATGACGGTGAACCGCTACATATCGCGGTTGGCTGAAGCGGGAGAGTTAACCCTGATCTACGTCCGCCCTGCGGACAAATCACAAGTCGCCCGCAATTCCTAGTGGCCTGTTATTTTTAACATCTTCACATCGTATCCCCTCTGGCACTATTCTCAGTGCATTGATTCTCTTCTCCTAAAGTGACGCGGCCGTTAAATCGACCCAGAAGTGGTTTAACGGTCGTGGCCTACCAAAGAGAGAGACGAAATTAAACCTGCTGAACAAGCAGCGCGCCCTCAAAAGGCCACTCCCGCGAAGTTTGGAGCGCAGCAACTCTCATAAGATTTCTATTCCCTAAAAACATGCCAAGAAACAATCGCAGACGCGACAAATCGAGCGCCGCTCACGAGATCCCGCTGATGGACTCGAACGGCTTCCACATCGCCTACATCGGCATACGCGAAGCTCGCTTGGGCATCACGGACAGCACCTACCGGCCGGTCTACGCTCAATACAAGATGGGAACCCCCACAAATCAGCGCGAGATCACCGGCGTACAACTGACCTCGAATCGCGTGATGTCGCTGAGGCCTTGTGTTCCAATCACCCGCGGCGAAGCGGATGCTTATGCCGGAATGCACGGAGAATCGCGAACCATTGGTATGACTGATTACCAGAAGGCATTGCGGGTTCAGCGTATCCGTGATGAGCACAACCGGATCGTGAGCGAACAGGATCACATCGAGACCGCCAAAATCAAGCTGGCGTTCTACCCGGCTGAGATTGACCGCAAAGCAGTCCGTACAGGACCACTGCCGAACATGGAAGAGATACGCCAGTTCATGAGCGTGTAAAGAAATAACACCCAACGAACGCAGCCGCCGTAAAGCCGGTGGCGATGTCCCGGTAAACCGGGTGAGGGGTAGAAGGTAGTGAGCTTCTGCCCCTCTGGAGTCTTTGTGAAAGTCCGGCGCACGGTGTTCTGTGAAGACTGTGGAAATTACCGTGCAAGGAACCACAGCCAAGTCTGCCCAGCTCGGCAGGAAGCAAGACAGAAGCCGGGTTACCGGCCAGGGTTCAAGGAACAAAAACCGAGGGACGCAGCGGCTCAGAATGTACAGAGCGGAACCAATCGAGGTTGAGTCGGTCAATTCATTGAGGAAAGCGAGGTCGCGGAGAATTCGCCAGAGCCTAAAAGCCCGGAGCAATCTGGGCTTTTTGATTTTCTCCCGAGAAGCGAAATGCGATGCCTCGAATGCAGAACACCTCTCGACTCAGACGACGACCTGCTATCCAGCTTGTGCCGGGAATACTCGCGCGCGGCAACGGTAGTCGATCCGGAGCCGGAAGCGGAAGTGGGTTACCCGATGGATTCATCGACTGGCCGTTCGACAAACAAGACGAATGGCTGGAAGAGTGGCTTCGTGACGTCTGGAATGAGCGAAAGAGACGAATGAGTAATTTCAGAAAAGCAATCGACATCATCATCGCAACACACGAAGGCGGATTCCAGAATCGTGCCGACGATCCAGGCAACTGGACGGCTGACGGCCAGCTCAAGGGTACAAAGTTCGGTATCTCCGCTCACTCGTTTCCAGATGAAGACATTGAAGGCCTGACGCTCAACCGGGCTGAAGAGCTCTACCGCGAGAACTGGGGACACTTCGCCGCGATCGACGACCAGCAGGTAATGACCAAAGTGCTCGACCTGGCCGTGAATATGCAATGGGGCGACAAGGGTCACGCAACGAAGATCCTTCAGCACGCGATTTACGGGCGCGGTATTCCGGTCACAGTGGACGGCGTCTTCGGAACCAAGACGGCCACGGCTTGCAACAACCTGAAAGCCGGCGAACTGCTTCCCGAGATTTGCACCCAAGCGGCCTTTTACTACAAAGCGCTCGAAGCTACCTCGCCCAGCATGGCTGCATGGTTTAAGAATTGGGACAAACGTGCGGCGTGGATTCCGCCGACAGAAGAGGCCGCAAGCGTATGAGCGTCTTCACCGTAACCAACCGGCTGGCCAACGAACACGGATTCACGAACGACCGCAACCCCAATGGCAATACGTGGTGGTCAACGCCGGGCAAACCGTTCGCCGACGCTCAGTATTGGGCGCGGCTGGGTAATCAGGAAGCGATTGAGCAAATCAAGGCTGAAGGCAAGCCGGTTGTGCTCTTTGTCCACGGCTACAACGAATCAGCAAAGACCGCGTGGGGCGTGATGCAGTCGATTGTTGACGGGCTGGGAGACGCGGTAACACTGGTAGGCTTCCTGTGGAACTCAGACGGCTCAATCTTCGATTACGAGCAGGACCGCAAGAAAGCGGAAGAGAGCGCCGGCGACCTGATGAATGCGCTTATCGATCTAGACTGCCCACATGCAGTTTGCCACTCAATGGGCAACTACCTGCTCCAGAAAGCCTTTGAACTGGTGAATGGAGCAACGGCGCCTTACGTGGACAAGCTAGCCATGGTGGCGGCCGATGTTGATTTCGATGTGCTCAAGACCTCAAACATTGCGCAGGTAAGCGGAGAAATTCTGGTGATGTATTGCCCGGCAGATGTAGCGCTTGAAAGTTCAGGAATCCTTCACGGGCGCGCGCGGTTGGGAGCCATTGGGCCGATTTGGGCCCGAGTGCCAAACGTTCAGGCTGTGGACTGCAGCAGCATTCTGCCGGCAGAGTTGCTTGATCCGGTTAAGACGCATGGCGATTACTTCAAAGCGCCGAAGTGCTGGGATGTGATTTGGAGATTCTTCAGCGAGAGCCAAGGAGCTGCAGCGTGACGTCCCTGGACGACAAGACGATTTACGTGTTCGTTCGCGGCGACCTGCCCGAAGAGCAGCAGTTGGTGCAGGCCGCGCATGCCGTTTTCCACATGGCGCGCATCGCTGGGCCTTCGATTCGGACTGAAGTACCTGGCGAGCCGCGCATCATCATGCTGGATGGCGGCCAGAGTGAAAAAGCATTTCAGAGAACGTATCGCAAACTGTGCGATGGAATGCTTCCGCCGAAGTTGTTTGCCGAGTACAAAGACCCGGATAAATTGGAATTGGGTGTTACGGCAGTTGCGACGATCCCCCTCACAAAAGAACAAGCATTGCCGCTGGCCAGTTATCGGCTGCGGCGTTATTCCCCGCCTGCGGAAGCTAGCGCTGCGGTGGGTTCAAAGCCCAGCGGGGAGCCAAGCTCACATAGCTCAGAGAAAGAGCGCTCGGTATCTAACCGAGAGGCCGCGGGTTCAATTCCTGCTGTGAGCTCCAGTTTGAATTGTCCATAAGGAGCTGCAGCGTGAAACGGATTCCATTAATCGTTATCGCGCTGTGCCTTATAGCGCTACTCACGGGATGCTACTGGCATTGCGGTAAGCGTGTGTGCTGGTATGACAAAACGATCCAGCACAGGCCGGTGGAGATCAGGATTGCACAGGCTGGGCCGTCACCATTTTGGATTGAGTATAACGGTTCCCCTTTACTCGACGAAAAAGGGCGAACCAGATATTTTCATAGTGCAAAAGAAGCTGAAACGGCAGCCAAGGAACTGAAAACGCCGACGAAGAAGTGAAGGAGTGGCAACTTGAAATCTTTTCTTGTCATCGCGCTCAAGAATGCGGTCAACGCGGTTCTAACCAATGCTGCACTGATGACCATGTTCTCAGGCACGTTTCATCTTCACTCATGGGCCGGTGTGCTCAACATCCTGAAGGCTGCTGGTATTGCGGTGGCCGTGCGTGAGGGGCAAATCTGGGTGCCGAAGCTGCTGGCCTGGTCCACATCGCCCACGAATGGGAACGTCGCTGATCCCGCTGCGCAATCGAGCGCCAGCAAGTACAACGTGAGGTAGCTCATGGACACAGAAGTCAAAGAATTGAAGGACGCGGTAGCAGCTCTGGCCCCAGCGCTCGACAGAATCCAGAAAGCCAAGGCTGCGGTGCATGCGGTGATTGACTCGACTGTGGCGAGCGTAGGCGCGCAAGTCGCGGCGGACACTGCCGTTCCAAAAACAAGTTCGTAAAGGAGAAACACTGTGATTAAGAAATTCCAGGCACTAGCAGCCGCCTTACTCTCTGGCTTGCCGGAGGATGGCAGCATTAACGCAATCACCATGATCTCGACCGACAAGTCGAGTGACAAGGAAATGGTTCAGTACAAGATGGTGGCAGCCTTCAACGAAGGGGAAATGGAAGTAGCAATGACGGTGACGAAGATTGCAATTCCTCCCGTGTCCACATCACAAGCTACTACGGCCCCGACCGCGTAACCTTCGTCAAATCAAAATCAGTTTCAGGAGATTTAAAGCGTGAAAAATCAAAACACGTTCGCGAACAAGTGTCTCATTCACAGCCTGGTAGCCTTCATGGTTGTGTTCAGCATCATCGTTCCAATGGTTGGATGCGCCAAGGTGCTCCAGACTCTCCAAACCGTTCTGGCCAAAGCGCCGTCGGTCATCGCCATCGTGGATACCGCCATCGATCTGGTGAATGTCATCGATCCGACCGCGGCAGACCCTAACCTCAAAGCCACGGTGAACGGCATTGCGTCCGAGGCAGTCAAAGACGTAAACAGCCTGGTGCAACTGATTACCACGTACCAGAACGATCTTGCGTCGGCGCCTCCGGGAGCCCTACAGCAGGCCAATACGCTTGTCGCGGCAATCGATGCGCAACTTGCCAGCCTGACCGCAGCTTTCCATCTGAAGAGCGCCAAGGCCCAAGCGCAGGCAGCGCTCATCGCGGATGGCGTAACTTTGTTCTTGAATGAGCTGGTATCGTTTGTGCCGGCCGCTGTTGCTGCCCAGACTTCAGCAATCAGCGCGCATGCCGCCACGGCAAACAAGAAAGTAAAGGTCGTCTCGGCCCATACTTTTGCCCAGAACTTCAACAAGGCCAGCGTCAAGAACTTCCCGCAGATCCAGATTGCGGTGCCTAACTAAAAAGCACAGGCAATGGGCCGCCAGCCGTAGAAGGCTCCGGCCCTTTCCTCTTTCTATCCCATGAAATCATTCTTGAGATTCCTGACGTCTGGAATTGTCGCGCTGCAACGAGAGACGCTTGAGCCTCGCTTTTTTGCAAAGGTTGTTAAGACTGATGGGTGTTGGCGTTGGACGGCCTCAATCGATCCATCTACCGGCTATGGGCAGATGACGATTACCACATCCCAGTTCAAGGTAAAGGTACGATCTCATCGGCTGGCATGGCTGCTGTTTCGTGGTGATATTCCTGCCGGGAAGCGTGTCCTTCATTCATGCGACAACCGCGCCTGCGTTAACCCTGAGCATTTATTCATTGGTACGGCTCGCGACAACACGATTGACATGTGCCGGAAGAAGCGGCTTGGCTCTAATCGGATTACATTTGAGACCGCCCAGGAAATCCGTGGCATTTATAGCGCTGGCGGTGTATCTCAGCCGCAACTCGCACGACGATTCGGCTTGGCACAATCCTCAATTGGCCGATTGCTACTGAATCAGACCTGGAGGCCGGAAGTTCATGCGTAAACTTCTTGTCCTCATCCTGATGTTGTTGATGGCAGCCAGCGTTAATGCGGGCACTGTCACGGGCCAGGTTCAGAACCCTCAACTCGGGCCAGTTGCCAATGGGACTTTTACCTTCACATTGACTCAGGCTGCTTTAGTTTCTGGATCGGCTTCAATCGCAGCCTCTTCAGTCAGCTGCTTTACGGATCAGAACGGAAATGTAGTAGGCGAGCCCAACCCGCTGGTTGTGCCGGTACTCTCGACCAATCTGGCTTCAGGGACATTGGCTGCTGGAACCTATTTCGTGCGGTTGACCTACTTTGACGGAACCGGCGAGAGTTTTGCTGGCCCAGAAGGCTCGATCGTACTGGCTTCGCAAGGGACTTTGATTGTGACTGCGCCGGTCAAACAGCCCGCCAGCGCAAGTGGTTATAAAGTTTATATTTCGTCCTCAACTGGAACAGAAACACAGCAAGGTTTAGTCACGGGTACTCCGGGATCGTGGGCCAACTTCAGCCAGAGCGTAGTATTGGTGTCCGGCGCGGCGCTACCGGCGTCAAACACGACAGCCTGTAAGCTGCGCTTCAACGACGAACTGCAACCGAGTTTTGTCTGCTACGACGTAGGCCTCGCCAGCTCGACTGGTGTACCAATCCCTGGATATCCACAGTACTTCTATCTGGCTGGTGGATCGGGAGGGACTGTTAATCTCTCACTCGGTACACCGCAATCGAATGTGTGCCAGGGTTCAGGCGTAGTTTATCCGCAGGCGATCCTGACGACACCGGCGTTCAATGGCCTACAGAGCATCAACGGGCCGCTCAGTTTGAATGGCTTTGGGCTGTTCAATGTTGGCTCTATCAGTGGACCTGTTCTAACGCAGGCAAACATCAATCTCGCATGTAATGGAACTACGCCGGGCTTTTTCTGGCTACCGTTGGGAGTCTCCTCAGGCGTTCCAGCTTTGACGATTCCGGCTAACTGTACGGTCGCTTGTCCTGAGCCTCTGGCCTGTCAGATGACGGCAGCCTCCACCATCAATGGTAATTTTGTTTCGACCAGTGGAAGCAACGTCACGATTGATGGTGTGGTGATCGACGGGAACGTAAGCGGTAATCCTACCGGAGGTTCTGGCGTTGTAGACAATGCTGGGTCGCACTTTCTTTTGCAGAATTCCAGAATTCAGAACACCACCAATCACGGATTCCGATATTCGGGTGTTGGTGCAGATGATGTCGTCGTCAGAAACAATACATTTTTAAACATTGGTGGCACAGGTGTAAATCCTCAAGGTGGCAGTGCTATCTTGTTTGGTAATACTCCGGCTTCACAAGGTGGTGTCGATTCTTCGCTGACAAACTGTAAGGCTCAGGGCAACCATATTAACGTGGCACTCGGCCAGGCGGACGGCATATTCTCGTTGGGTGAAGTGGCCTCGACTGGGTATGGGATTGTTGGATGTGATTTTTCCGGCAATACTATCAATGGAGTGCAAGACACATCCATTGAGGTAGGCGTAGGTTCGCAAAGAATCACCGTCTCCCATAATACGATTGACGTGCCGGTAACTTTTAATGGAGCGGTAGGCATCTCAGCCCGCTCCGCTTCTAATGTGGACATCTCCGGGAACACCGTCATCTGCCACGGCGGCACAGCCCAGGATGGCATCTTCAGTTGGCACAATACTGCAGGACCAGCCGATCCGCCAGTAAATCAATTCGTCAACATTGCTGGCAATACCGTTACCGGCTGTAATCCAAACGCTGGGTCAGATATTCAGGCAAACTCAGGCGATAACACGAAGATCAGCGGAAACAACACCGATGGCGGCGCGGCCAGCTATGTCTATGGTGGCACAGTCACAAATCTATTCGCTGCCGGGAATGATGACGGCACCTGGCAATCGAACATCGCTATGGATTTCACCATTGCGCCAAAGTCCGCGAACTTCCTCCATATCGTAACTGCAGGGACCGGCAAGACCGGAGTGGGAGTGGCGAGCTTTACGCCAAACGCTCTATTTGAGATTCAGAGCGGCAGCGGCGGCCCGGATTTACGTATCACGCAAACCGGGAACAATAACGTCGGGTTCTCCCTGGTGAATACTTCTCAGCGCACCGACTTTACGATCCGCGCTACTGCAAGTGGGCTCTGCACAGTGAATGAATCTGTGGTGTGGCGAGACACAACAGGAGGAGCCGATCTTTTCTGTATTGCCCCAGTGAGCGGGAATTCGATCTTTTTAGGCAACGTCAAACTGCCGTCACTGAACATGACGCAAGCCTTACTCCTTTCAGGCACCCAGCCAACGATTGCAGGCGCGGGATGCGGTGGATCGGCGGCAAGTATTGGAACGAGCAATGGAACGGCTTCCTTTGTGGTCAACGTAGGGACAGCGCCGACAACAGCCTGCACCGTCACTATGCCGACCGCTTCAAATGGCTGGAATTGCTACGCGACGGACATATCGACGAACTCAACTACGGTGTTTTTACAGAAGCAGACCGCTACCGGAGCGAGCAGCATAACCATCACCAATTTTAATGACGTGGCGGTTGGAGCGAACTTCAGCGCGAACGATGTGCTCCAGGTGAGCTGCTTTGCGCGTTAGTCCTTACGCTCGGGCCATGCTTTCTTGTCGGAGTGTTTGGCTGCTGCTCCAAGGATTGAAACAAGGATGAGGGAAAACACTACGAGGCAGGCGGCAGAAGCGGCGATCTTGAAGAGCAATCCAGCGGCTAACAGGTCGAGCATCTTGCGTTCTTTCTTGTTGTTATTTTCTCAGTGATTTCATGAACTCCCAGAGGGCTTTAAGGGCCTTCCAGTGCCAATTGTAAATGCTGTTTTCGTAGGGAAGTGAGCGTTTCATTTGGTTTTCGAGTCGAGCACATATCCCGGCGGTGGTTTTATTGCGTTTTGATCTTTCTTTTTTGGAGGAACTTGATCCAGTTCATCGAGTGGTACGGAGACTGATGTTTCTGGAATCGGCGATGGCGAAGGCTGAATAACTTCTATCTGTGGCTTAACCACATGCTTAGGCCAAAAATACATCAAGGCCGTCCCAACGATAACGATTGCGACAGAGCTCAGCGCAAGTCTCCAGTGATGACCAACGAAAGCAATGGTAGGTTTAGCCGTCAAGAATATCCCGCAGGTTACGGATACTGAAAATGCGATCATACCGACAAAAGTTACTGCACCCTCCCATGATCCTGGTATCCAGTAGCCAAGTCCGAGACGCCCTTGTAGGCGGTAGACAAGGCAGGAAGTTAAAACAAAAAGCGAGCGGTAGAACAGGGCTTTCATAGGCCAGCCATTTTACACCAGGAGTCAATCCCCTTGGATGCAACCTTAGCTGGTATCGGCGGAGCGGTCATTACAGGGTTTATCAGCGTCGTAGGCACAGCAGTTATCACCGCACGCCGTGCCGGTAAAACAGAGGGCATCATCCAGACCTCGATCGGCGCTCTAGCCGAGAGAACATCGAAGATCGAGGCCGAACAGAAAGACCAGTGGTCAAAGATCGGCGAGCACACCGAAGACATCGGCTATTTGAAAGGCCGGGTTAACGGCAAAGCGCATAACGCGCACACCTAACAAGTTCAGTTCCACCCAAATTCAATTCCAGACGTCAGGAGCTTCCAACCATGAAAGCATTCGCATCCGTGTCGAAGATCACATTTACACTGCTGGCCCTCGCGTGCCTGGTCATCGGCACGGCAAGCCCGGCGCTGGCCCAGAACAACGCATTTGACGGTCAGTTTGGCGCTACTCCATGGGCGCAGAACAACGTCAGAACCGCTTCGGCCTACAACTATGTTATTGACGCTACTGCCGGCGGGAATCTTAATTTCACGTTTCCGGCTGGAGTCTGCACCAACGCCTTGAGCTTTGGCGGCCGCGGCAACGTGAATCCGTTCACCGCTCCCGTGGCGACAGGGCCGACGCAATCGACGCCGAACATTAGCGTGACCATCACGGATGCGACGGCGGCCAACACTGAGACGGTAAACCTGACCAGCTCCAGCATCTCCGGGAGCGTCTGCACGCTGGTCCTGGCCAACAACAACTCGCACGTGTCTTACAGATTATCTTCAGGCACGTGCGGACTCCAGGAAGCAATCAACGATCTAGGCGCAACTGGTGGCGTCGTCGAGTACACACAAGAATCTGTTGCTCTGGGATGTAAGGGCGCGTCCCCTGGCGTGCCTAATACCACGATTACCGGCGCCAAGAACGTACTGGCAAATATTTACGTCCACGATATTTCAAACGGACTAAGCCAGTGGTACTCAGTTAAAGGCACTTCACTATCACTGACTGCGGCTCCTACGGCATTGACCACGGTGGGTGGCGCTGCGGCAACACTCAACACCGCGACGACCGGAGGATCAATCGCCACCGGGCAGGCGATCCGGGCCACAATTACCTGCATGGACGCGATCGGGCGCGAGACTGCTATCTCGACGGACACCTCTGCAAACGCGGTGGTTACGACCGGCGCGGGCTCGACCAACTCGATTACAGTCACCGCTCCCGGTACGGCTGGATGTCCCAACTCAGTTGGCTATCGCACCTACCTTTCAGCCAACGGCGGCGCTACCCTTACTGAAATTCTCTACGCTCCAAACACCGCGGCGCCGACCGTGGGCAATCAGTGCGCGACCAGCACGACCAGCATTGTGGCCATATCGTGCGCGCTCACGTCCAACTCCGTGATTGTTTCGATCATCACCGGCACGGCCGGCATTCCTCTACAAGGTGCTGTGTCGCTTGGCTTGGCTACGGCGACAGGATTGTCGATGGTATCCGAGATTCCTTCAAGCCCTGGATTTCAGGCTGTCTACGGTCCATTTTCAGCTATCACCACGGTCACGACCGTACAGACCGCAGCAGAAGTGCCGTTGCCAACTGGCTTCTTCAATCAGGGTCTTGAAAAGGCATGGCACGTTAAATTTGAAGGTGTAGGCACTCCCGCAGCGGCAACCGTTGCTGGAAGCTTTGTTGTAACTCTCGGCCCTCGCCAGGCTACCGGCGTGCAAACGATCGATTCGGTTCCGTTCACCGCCTCAGGCACCTGGAATCCTGCCGGCGCTTCTAACTGGACGTACTCTATGATTTGCAGTACGTCAGCTATTGGAGCCACGGGCACTATTGAGTGCAACACAGATACCGGGTTCTCAACCTCGGTGACTGCAGGTAACGCTGTCCCGCCTGCTTTTGGCCCACAACTTGATACTACAACCGCGCCATCTTCCGCGATTGACCTGACAGCGCAGAACTTTCTGGATGTGCGCTTAACTGCAACCGCGTCATCGTTCACTACCTTCACGGTCAGGAAGATCACAATCACGCCTGTTCCGGGCAGCTAATGACCGGCCTCACTTCGGCCAGTTCATTCCCTCTACAAAAAGAAGGCGTCTCGGGAGAGCGTATGGACTACAACGACAAGAAAAAGAAAGCAGTCGCAATACTGTCGTCACGGCGGGGAGCGGTTGCGCAACCTGTTTCAGAAAGCAATCCGTCTCTGCCGACCAAAGCGCCAGGCTCTCCCACTTCGTCTCCTCCGCGATTTGCGAAGCAGATTGAGAAGTACAAGGGGCGCCGCTAAACAAATGCCCGCTAGCGAGGTGATGCCGAAATTCTCGGCGGGCAAGCTTCACTCGGGCAGTCCTGACGGGCCAGTGGTCAAGAAAAAATCACAAGCTCTGGCCATCATGTTGAGCGAACGCGAGAAGGCAGCAGCAGGAAAGACCGAGTACCAGGAACCGGGCCACAGGTTGCTTGAGGCTGTGAAGAGGAAAAAGAAATGAGCACAACGCCACTCAGTTCACCGGAACACGGCAAGCAACGCCTGCAGCAGTTCAAATCGAAGTTCCCGCGTTCTGGCGCTCTGACGATCCAACCAGTACAACAGGGCGGCCAGGGCGCAAGCGGGATATTGCTTGAGCTGTACGACTCAGACGATTTGACGGCGGCTTTGGGTGTAGCCCGCTTCAATCAGTTGATGACTGGAGTTGGTAGCTGGTCTGGGGTGAAGACTGTGATTTGTTGCGCACACCGTCTCTGGCCGGCCAACCATGCCGAACCTACCAAGCGAAATGCCGAAGTTCACTGTATCTCTGCGGTGGATCTCGAAGCCTTTCTTGCTGGAGGCCACTAATGCCAAACCTGAGGCTGATTGCTTTGAATGCTGCAGGCGGCGCGCAGGTGTCGGTGCTGGCAACCCGCTGGACGCGGCGCGTGGAGATCATCGAAGACGAAGCCACGACGCCACAAGGATTGATCTACCAGGTGCCAGACGACGCCTTTGTCGGAACCTACCAGGTCGGGCCGGCAACTGAGCCACTAATTCTTGAAAACCCAACAGCGCAGGGGCGCGGTGCAGGGCCAATCCAGGGCGCACCAGCTCAGGGATTCACCGGCGCTCCAGCCGCAACGACTTTGTTTAAGGCGACTTCGGCGACGGCTGCCGCGACCAACATCCGCTTCAGGGAGACAGACTAAGTGAAACAACTGCGGAGACTCTGCGCGCTTGCGCTTATATCGCTGTTCATATTGGCTGTGTGTCCAGAGCTGGCGGTCGATGCCCAGCGTACTGGCGGAAAGATTCAGGCGCCGGCGTTCCAGTTTCTCTGTAAAGCGTCAATTGCTGTGGCCGGGAACACCATCGGGCCGTGTAACTTCCCGCCTCCACCGTCAGGACTGCAATGGCGCAAGCTGATTATCTACGACTACGTCTCTGGCTACGGTGGCGGCGGCGACACGGCTGGCTACAGATTCAACGGCGACACCGGCAACAACTACCGCTATGAATGCAACACGATGGCGGCAGGCGGAGTCACATTTGCGGCGGGCGCGACTGCAGCGACGACCAACGTCATAAAGCTTGCGCCGGCCGATTCCACACTGACGCGGAACTTTGAAGTCGTCATCAACAATTCAAGCGAGAAGACCGAGAAGACCGTAATGGTTCATTCGGTCACCGGGACCGGCGCGATAGGAACCCAGGCGGCCTTTGACTTGTGTAATGGCGCGTGGGTTTCCGGAGCCACGACCAGCATCACCTCCGTTACTTCAGTGACACTGACGAACAATATGGGCGCACAGTCTGGGTTCGCGGTGTTCGGGATCGCGTGGTAAATGACTTTTAAATTGAGTGATTTTCAGAAAAAGGTTTACGAGTTTGACCTCAGGCTGGACCGTGCGGCGCTAGTTCTCCCTGAGGGCTTCAGTGTTTATAAGGACAGGTTCGGACGGTTTCTGTTTAACGGTGAATCTCTATTTGTGGTGTGTCCCTTCTTTGATGGCGATGCCCAAATGTATTACGCCACACCTGTGAAATTGAAATGGAGCGAAACAGAAATAGCCGACGAACTGAGGCGAGTGGTCGAAAAGGCGCGCATAGTAAGCGCTAAACCAGAAACGTGGCATCGCGTTGGAGAGCGAGCAATAGCCTGATGTCCGGAGCCGAAGACACCAGGATACCCGCCGACAAAGCTGGCTACATGGAGCTGGTCGGAGCCGTCAAAGACGACGACTGCCACAAGGTCAAGGTGGACGGCGGAATAAGCAAGTATCGCGGCTGCTGCAATGAATTCGAGCGAGAGAATAAGCAGACCACGCAATTCCAGTGCGGCACCTGTGAGTACAGAAAGAGCCTCGACCCCGGCATGAGGATGTTGGAAGCGGTGCGCAAAAAGAAGAACAAACAGTGACCCTCGACCAGTGGCTTCTCATCATTCTTGGACTGGCGCTACTCACTCGCTACCACCGGAACGAGCTGCGCAAGGCAGACGAGCGTTTCGATAAATGCGACAAAGAGCGCGTCCTGCTGCATAACCTCTACTACCAGCGCATGGGCGCGGACTTTCAAAGCGGCGGCGAAGCGGAAGATCAGTTGATCGAACAGGAGCCGGAGACGCCAGAGAGCCGCTACAAAGAAGCGGTGCAGCAAATGAAGCTTCAATTGAAGCGGTTGGCGCGAACCCGCCCAGAGCATCTGGGGCCAGCACTCCGCAGGGTAGAACGGCAACGGCGGCCATCGCTCGCAAAGATCAGGCCGGCAATGGATCCGGCAACGGCAGATTTGGCGGCAACTCAGGCGAGCACTCTCTTCAGCGACATAGCGCAAAAGGTAGCCAATGGCCGACCAACTCATAACGGAGGTTAACCCGCCACAGCAGCAACCGAGTGAGGAGCCAACTCGGGACGCGCCGGCGACAACGACGAACGACGATAACTCAGAGCAGGACCAGGCGGATATCAAGCTCCTGCTGGACATGATTAAAGTCCAGAAAGAGCAGTGGGCTACCGAGTACCGGGCCATCATCGCCGAGACACTGGAAGCGATTGAGTTTTTAAAAGGCAATCACTTCTTCGATTTCTGGGCCGGCACGACGGACATGTTCAGTTCCTTCCAGGCCTTCACTGACTACCTCAGTGGAGATGCGGACGGAAAAGAAGATGAAGACCTGACGCTCTCCGATTTGCCGACTAACTTTTACCAGATGTTGTTCTTCGGCTACCAGGCGGTACTATCGGCGGACATTCCGCGTAACACTACGTCGCCAGAGAACGCTGACGAAACGGAAGACCGCGAGACAGCCAAGGCCGCGACGACGGTCATGGAGATCATCGCCAAGAAAAACAAGGCGAGAAAGCTTCATCTGGCGAAGTTGTTCCACTTCTGGACGGCGGGACATTACTGGGAATACAACCGCTTCGTCGTAGACGCGACCAGGTTCAAGACCAGAAAACAGACGGTCCTGACCATCAAGAAGCAGCAGGTCGTGCCAGACCGCTTTGTTTGTATGAACTGCGGCACGGCAACGCCGATTCAGGCGGTCCAGGGGCAAGAGCAGCCGGTATGTCCGAAGTGCGGACAGCCGCTTGAGCCGCAAAACGTTTATCCGGGCTACACCGATGAAGTCCCGGTGGCCGAAGAGCAGACCGACATCCCGAATGGGATGGTGGTCAAAAGCATTTTCGGACCGCTTCATATTATCTCTAAGCCCAAGGCGATGAGCCGGGACGAGTCGCCCATTATTGGCTTACAGATGGAAGTATCTTTGGGTTGGCTCCGTGATGTCTTCCCGGACCTGTACGAGCAGCTCAGAGACGGCATGGGAGCCGAGGGCGCCGAAGACCAGCAGCAGCGGCAAGCACGGCAGATTGCAGCAACCAAGACGTCGCCAGGGTTCGCGATGGCAACGCTCCTGCAGGATCCAACGTATTCGCGGGATTGGGTTCAGCCGTGGGCATTCAGCTATCTGGATGATCGGAAAGCAGCCGAGCGCTTAAAGGCGAAATACCCAGAGGGCTGCTTCATTGCTCACGTCGGGGACCTGGTACTGATGCCTCCGGTCAACCAGGCGATTTCAGATTGCTGGACACGCGCATCAACGTGCGACGAAGTTGGCCAGACGGGAATTGCTGCCGGCAAAGCGGCGATCCCGGTACAAAAGAGGTTCAACAACCTGACGTACATGGTTGATGACTTCTTTGAGCGCATGGCTGCGGGCCTGGTGATTGTTAACGCTGAGTACATCGACACCAAGCAGCTAAACCGGAAAGGATTGTTGCCGGGAGTATTTAATCCGGTGGCGCTCAGAAAGACAGGACCACAGAAGGCTTTAGCTGATCTGGTTCACCAGTTTGTCTTTGAGATCGAGCCACAACTGCTCGAATACATGGGCAGCCTGCCAAGCCAGATGCAGTTGCTTACCGGCGTGATGCCACAGATTGTTGGCAGCGATCCGGGAGAAAACGTTCAGACGGCCAGTGGGCAGCAACAGCAATTAGCGCAGGCTAAAGGCAAACTGAACCTGCACTGGAACCAGATCAGGGAGCAGGATGCCGAAGCCGCCGAGCAGGGTGTAAGCTGCGCGGCCCGGAACATGACGGACAAATGGTGGAACACCGTCACGGACAAGACTGGAGAATTTAGAAACCAGTACGTTCATCCGGACCAGATGAAAGGCTCAATTCACGTCGAGCCCGAGGAAGACCAGGGCTTCCCGATGACGGTTGAGCAGATACAGGCTTTCTGGGAGAAGATTCTCAACAACACCAACAAAGCCATTGCAGAGATGCTCTTCTCTGAGCCGAAGAACGTTGATGCCTGCGTGTCGAGCTTTGGTGTCAAGGGATTGATTGCTCCTGGATCACTGTCTGAAGGCCGCGCACTGATCTTGATTGATCTGCTATTGAAGGGCGAGCCAACACAAGAGAATGTGCCGGTACCGGGCAAGATAAACCCAGACGGCAGCCCGGCAATGCAGCAGGTAGATGTGCCGAGCGTACAGCCAGATATGTGGCTGGACGATCTGGATTCGCTTGGAAAGATTCTGCCGGATTGGGCGCGCGAACATCCCGACAAATGGATGGACAACGATTCATTCCATGGCAACTTAGTGGCGTTCATTAAGCTTGGCTTGGAAATGCAGTTCCAGAAGCAGCAGATGATGGCCAAAGCCTCAGGACAATTACAGGGCGCAACACAGCCGCCACCTCCTCCGGGAGCGCAGAAACAGTTACCAGCAGGCCCGCAACAGGCGGGATAAGGAGATAATTCAGTGAGAGCCAACGACGTAATCATCTTCATCGACTCCAAAGGAGTCAGCCACAACGCGCTGGTCAAAAGCTTCCGTCAGCACATGGATGCCAGCAACGAACTGGTTGACCAAGAGCCGCTGGTAACACTCACCTACCACAAGCCGCCGACGGATGAGCCGACAGAACTGATTGATGTTCCGCACATGGGGCATCCATCGCGGCAGGAATCAAATCCCGATCTACCGACCTACGCTCTACATGTCTGGAAGTTTGAGGACGAAGAGCACCTGGAACTGCCGCCAGACCATCCAGTACATGACCATCCGTTTGAATCGGCGAAGTTTGACGATGACGGCAAGGTGATTCCGAAGCACAGGCCGATCTACGAGAAGCACATTCAGTGGCACAAAGCCGCGAAGGCTGGCGTCACGCTCGGGCCTACAACGACTGGCGTTATGGCGCCCAAGCCAATTCCAGTACAAGGCGCGGATTTACCTCGTGACGTAGGTCCAAGATGGAAAACCTGCCCAATTGACGGTGATTTTCTGGTGAAAGATGATGTAAGCGCTCAACCGTATTGCCGGACATGCCGAGACAAAGCAGTGCCTATCGGCCACCCCGCACATCCGCAGACGGTTGGCTTCCCGTTCACCTGCCAGGGCTGCGGCGCTCTTGTAAAGCGCATTGCCAGTCATCAAGGCGGCAGGCAATGGGAGCCGGTTGACGGAGCACAAAAAGAAGGAGCAGTACTCGGCGGCGATAACAGTCATCTATGGCAGGAGCATGTTTGCGATCCCGCCACAGCGAAAGCTTACGCCGAGTCACTCAAGAAGAAGCCGGAGCCAGTGAAGCCCGAGCCGACAGCGTCAGAACGTCTCGCCGCGGGCGAGCAGTTAGCGCCTGAGCCGGAAGCGGAGACGGAGACGGAAGAGGAGATGGACGTGATCGCGGAACTCGAAAACGCCCCTCCCGCTCCACGCGAACCGGAGCCACCGGCAGACGAAGTAGCTTAACCCAAGTTTCCGCAAAAAGCAGACGTACCGGTTGGACGACTAGCCGGCGGAACGCAGCGCGTAATCTGGTCCGGTCCGCTAAAAGTCGATCTAGAGATGCGGAGTGGAATAGCAGAGTAATCCCGTGAGGGCTGCTGGGAAGCTCCGAAGAGGCGAAAGGCCAGAACGGTCGCGGGCATAGGCTGAGATAGCCAGCAGACGCAAACATCGATTCCATAGCTTGAGGCCGCGATAACTGGAATCAGGCGTCCCACCAATGGCAGATAGCCACGCGGGTTGCTGCTCATCCTGCGGAAAGTTTTAGCAAGATACACCCAAACAAAGCGCACGACGACAGGCGCGGTCTTCCTAGGAGATCGCGCCTTTCTATTTCCAGACGTCAAGAAAAGGAACAATCGCAATGGCAGAAACAGCAATCGCTCCCCCCGCAGCAGCACCCGCAGCAGCCGCACCGGCACCGGCAGCACCAGCAGCAGCCGCCCCTGCAGCAGCACCCGCAGCAGTCGAAGCCAAACCAGCGCCAGTAGTCGGCAGCCCTGAATTCTTTACCGAGGCGATGGAGAAAGTTCCAACCGAGGAACCTGTCAAGCCTGCGGAGGAAGCAAAGCCAGCGGAAGCCGCTCCTGTTGTCGAAGAGACGCCTGAAGCTAAAGCAGCTCGTGAAGCAGCGGCAGTAGCAGAAACGCCTGAGCAGAAAGCAGCCAAAGAAGCAGCAGCCGCCGAGGCCGCGAAACCACCGACAAATCAGGTTGAGATTGACCTGGGCGAATCAATCGCGCCAGCAACACTGCTCGAAAAGATCGACGCGGCGCCGGATGCGGTGAAGGAATGGTTCAACGATCCCGCGAACCCGCTCAAGGAGACGCTGACCAGTATGGCGCGGCGCGCGGCCATCGCTGACCCCATCCTGCGCGAGATTCCTGACGTTGAGACCGCGCAGAGATTGGTACAGACAGGAGCAGAGTACGACGCCTTTGATTCATCGTTTGACGGCATCGCCGACACAAAAGGGGCAATCGGCTGGTGGCAGCAAATGTATCAGTCGCAGATGGGTAAGGACGACAAAGGGAATCCTGTCCCACACCCCGCCTTCGGTCACTTTGAACGCGCCATTGTCGATACAAACCTGCAGTGGATGACCGAACAGGCCAAGGGTGGACGCTTGCTCACTCCTCTGGCAAATGCTTTCTATGACGTGCTCGATATCAAACTGGCTGACGCCAAGAAAGCCATTGCTGCGGGCCAGAACGTCGAAGCGAATGAAGACATCGTGTTCTCTATCGAGAACCTGCAGCGCGTCAGTCCCAAGCCGAACAACAAACCTCCTGAGCTGACGCCGGAACAGAAGAAGGCACAGGAAGGGATTGACCGCGAGAAAGGCGAACTCGCCAAATCGCGGGCAGCAGCCCATACGGAGAAAGTCACTACTTCGCTCTCGACACTCAACACCGAGGTAGACGACGCGATTGCCGACCAGTTTGTCCCGGCGCTCGACAAGGCAGGGTTGACGGAGTTCGAGTTCGAGCAAGCAGTAATCCAGATCGGCAAGGCGCTAGACCTCGCTCTTGAGGGGATTCCGACTGATCCAAAATCTGGACACCCTTATTACAAAGAGACCAAAAAACAATTGACGGCCGCAATCGAGCGTGATCCATCTGTCGCGAACATTAAGGCGCTGAAGGCCCACGAACTGAAGTACCGCAACATGAAGGTCGGCCCGATTGTCAAAGACGTGTTGCGTAAAGCAACCGAAGGCCCGCTGAAGCGCCAGGGCGAGCGGCAAGCAAAAGAGAAAGCGGCAGCCGATGCCAGCAAGGCCGAACCACGCGGCGCCAGCTCGGCGGCGCCGGCAATTTCAGTCAAAGGCACAGGTATTGCCGACAGTCAAGCGGCATGGGATGCCGATCCGAAAAACGCAGGTCTTGAGATGCCGACTGAGTGGCATTTCGCCCGAATCATGGGCGGCAAGAAGTAGAAACATTTTTCCCCGCAGCCAGCAGCAGAAGTAAATCCACTTCGAGAGGTAAAAACCGATGCCAGGATTGACCAGCCAAAGTTCCTTCGTCCTCCAGATCGAGGGAATCACAAAACAGGTGGAGGAAGCTCTGGAGTTTACCGCTGAACTTAGCCAGATCCTTGGCACCGGACGCGGGGAAGCTGTACGAGTCTCCACCCACGCCTTCCGTATCATCTTGCAGTCGGATACGGTATCGAACTATTCAGCCAACAACCCGGACGGCGGACCGCTGCCCTTCGGTACCGGCGCAAAGTGGGCGCAGTTTACCCTCTTGCCCGTTCCGTATGTCATTCCGGTGCAATTCTCCATGCAATCGGAGTGGACGGGCGAATCGCAGCAGACCTCGATCATCAACCCTGTGGCCAAGTCGATGGCCGATGTATCGAAGCAGGGCGCGAAAATCAGGGACATCCTGCTCCAGACGCCTGGAGATGGAACGCTCGGAACGATCTCTTCGATCAACGGCACGACCATCACCATGAACTCCGGAACCACGGCGACGATCGATGGCCGCGGAGCGAAGCTGGTGGACCGCCAGCAGAAGGTTCAAGTCCAATCGGGCGGCGGCGGATTCGTCCCACGCGGCTCGATGACCATTCTGGAGCGTTTCAACTTTGTTGGCGGCGCACAGACGATCACGGTTGACGCTGTTCCTCCGGGAACCATCGCTGGCGACAACGTAATGGTTGACGGGCTACCAGGCGGCGCTCCGGTTTTCATCAACGGACTGCCCACTTTTATCAACACCGTCAACACCGGCAACCTGATGGGCTTGCCGCGGTCGCTCTCCTTCGTTCAGGCGAACGGCGTCAATGCCGGCCAGTCGGCAATGTCAGTTCCGATGCTCCGCATTGCCACCCAGCAGATTTACCAGCGCCTCGGCAACAAGGGGCTGGACGGTCTGTTCTGGCATGGACACGGAGCGCCGCTCCAGTCATACGAAGAGCTTGGATGGCAGTTGCAGTACATCCCGCTCGACGGCGGCAAAGCGAAAGGCCTGGACCTGCTGTTCAAGAAGGGCGAAGGCATGATGACGATCGACGGACGCAGGGTGTACGAGAACCTGCACGGCGATTCGACCCGCTTCGACCTGCCGAACCGCAAGGTATGGCTGCAGTTGAAGTGGGCGGCAACGTCTCCCTTCTGGCTGAAGAAGCGCGGATCGGGCGACATCGTGTTCTCGCGCTACGATCAGCCCACCGGCGCCCCGACCACCGATCAGCTGGTTTATTCCCAGGAAGTTTACAACTGGGGCTGCTCGAATCCCTCGGCGCAAGGCGGCTTGACCAACCTGAAAGTTCCGGTCGGACAGTCGTAAGTTTCTCCTCTCCTTAAACTCGGCAGGCCACTCGAAAGGGTGGCCTGTTTTTTAACCTGAAAGTTAATATGCCTAAACGAAACGGCCCAGCTCCGAAGCATACCGATGCACAGTACTTGGCTTTCGACCCGGGCGCTGGCGACGATTTCCCTGCCGAGGTTGAGTGTCGCAAAACCGCTCTAGTCGTTACTCGGCATGAACATACCTGTTTCGGTCTTAAGGCCGGTGCCCAGCATATGATTCCTCCCGGCACGCGGGTTTTCAGGGAAACAGGAAAGTGTGAAGGCCGCTTCGGAACGGTCTATGTATGCCTCCCCTGTGTGGATATCGCGCTGGAGCCTGATTGGTGGTAGGCCGATTTTATGTCTGAAGATAACCGCTGGTTGAACGTGCAATGCCCGACATGCAGGGTTATGGGTACTAACTGCGTGTCAATCCTTAAACCGTTAGGCCGTCCAGTTCCACCACATGCAACACGATTGGCGCTGATTCAGCTTTTGCCGAATATCGACATGGGCGCCGTCGAGGAGCAGTTTCCCAAGGTGACGAATAACAGAACCTAGAAAAACGAGATCATGAAAAAGAAACAGACCACCAAGAATGATGCACTGGCCATCCAGAGCCAAGGCACTGCGATTTCAAAGCTTTTGAGCCCTGCTTACTTCACTGCGCGCGAACAAGCCATTCAACTGGCGGCGCAGATCGAATCCGTCAATGGTCGCTGCCTTAACGACCAGATTCTTATCAAGCGCTCTGAGCCTGAAGAGTTTTACGGCTGCATCTTCATTCCGCAGAACGCACGGGAGAAAACAGAGCAAGGCATCGTTGTAGCTGTGGGGCCTGGGCTCTTGACTGACGAGGGCAAGCGCATCCCGCTGGGCGTCCAGGTGGGCGAGGGCGTCAAGTTCTCCAAGTACTACGGCACCCCGGTAAATATCGGTGGGATGGAGTTCCTACAGCTCCGTGAGTGCGAAGTCGAGTTTGCGGCCGGCGTTCCGCGTACGGAAGAGGAAAAGACCAAGCACCAATGCTCATAGGTCACGCTCACGTAAAACCGAAGATCACCCGCTACGATGTCATCAACGATGACTGCCCACGGTGGTTGCGGGCGCACATGGTACGGATCGGCGGCCTGAACAAGTACGACGAGCCGACATTCCGGGTTGTCCGTGCGGAGAAATGCGTCCGCAAGATGTCGATTGACCGGCCTTACTTCAATGACGACCAGGACCCGCTGAACGCCATCCCCATGAAGGAGGTTGCGGACCTGGTAGCTTCCGGAGTGTCCGAGCAGGACGCAATGGAGGAAGGCGCATACATCTCAGCGCGCAACCTGAAGGTGCAAGGCCATGAACTCGGGGAGCAGTGGTTTCCTAAGTACTCCTTCAAGGGAATCGTGATCGAGCGCTGGCAGGGAGCTGAGTTCTACGGTTCAAGAACCGAATGGGAGGCTATCCACGTCGCGCAGTATCCGTTCCTGGGACCATATCCGCAGTACGGTGACTACGAGATGATCGGCTCAGAAGAGGGCATGCGTTGGCCGAGCATGGACCACGTAACTGAAGTGATCCGGGCCTACAGGCTGATTCAGAAGACACAACCAGAGAGCCCGCACCAGAGGTTCTTGATCCGGGCGATGGTGATTGAGAAGCAGCTAAAGAAGAAACACGCGGAGCTGGAGCAGTTCTACGACAACATCATCACCGACGAGTGGACGGGCAAGTGTGGACTGCTTAATCGTTGTTCGTTGGCTGCAGGACGGTACCGTGAGCAGTTAGCAAAACAGGCGGGGATTACTGAACATTGCGGTAACTAGAATAGATACAATCTAGTTATGTCCAAACCGTTCTATCCGATGATTGATAGATTCAACGCGCTGTATGTTCCTGAGCCCAACACAGGGTGCTGGCTTTGGTTAGGGTACTTAAGAGGTATCGGCTATGGGCTGATAGCATCTGATCCTGACAGCGATGGACGAATCATTAGGTTGTCGGCACATCGTGCGTCATATCTGATGTTTCGTGGCCCGATTCCAGATGGAATGGAGATTGACCACAAGTGCAAGATGCCTTGCTGTGTGAATCCGCAGCACTTAGAGGCCGTCACTCCCCTAGTCAACAAAGAACGTAGTGATTCGCCAGCAACTGTTAATTCCAGAAAAAAGTTTTGTAAGAACGGCCATAGCTTAGACGATCCTTCCGTATACACATGGAATGGGCGTAAGCGACTCTGCCGAATCTGCAGGGCAGACTATTGTCGTAAGTACTACCAAGATCGAAAGAGGGACAACGCTGGACCCGGCTAAAACGGGCAGAAGGAAGAATTGATTTTATGGGTGATTCACCAGTAGTTCCGTACACCGGGCTCGATAGCGATATGGCGCACGACCAAAGAATGTTGGCGGAAATCGACCGGCAGGTCGCAAGCGGAGTGCCGGTAGGCGAGGCAAGAGCTTCCGCGCCGCTGCGTATGCCAGGGCAGTTCGACGCGATCTTCGACGGCGTGAATAAGATGCGGCAAGGGAAGCCGGCCGCCGACTTCAACGAAGAGACTTTGCGCAACCTGGACAAAGTGTACGAGCAGCTCGAAACGCAGCCACCGGCGTCCGCCGTGGTCGTAAATTTCCATCCGCTCGTGCTGCGCGTGAACGGCGGACGCAATTACTACCAGAGCGTCCCGCCGTGCACTCCTGACATGTGTACACGCGAACCGGGCAAACAATGCACGTCGCTCTTGATCGCCGAAGCCGCCATTGACCCAGTACCCCAGGAGAGCGGCAATCACACATTTGATGCGCTCTTCCCGCTGTGGCTGGCACAGAATTACATGAATGTGGCCAACGCCAATGTGCAGTTGTGGGGACCGGGAGCTTTCATCTACGAAGGCGAGTTGTCGCTGGAAGAGATGTGGCGGGAAGACGTGAAGATCAAGACGTTCACCGACCTTGGGATGCCGTTGTTCACCGAAGTCGCGGGTAACTTCACCAGCCGCCGTGCGGGCGGAATCGTTCCGGGCAAGAAGCGTGTACCTGTAATGCGTTCCTACCGTGACGTGTACATGGAAATGTTTGAGCGGCGGAACAAAGCGTACTTCGAGATCGTCACGAAGATGGATTCCGAGTACCACCAGGCCACAGGGAAAGACCGCAAGAACGTCGGCATCAACGGCATGACGCGAGACCAGGCGCAGGTTTGCCTGAATCTGGGGCTTTTACTGAAGGCTCCGGAGTGGCTGACGCCGACCCGCCTCGATTCAGGCGTAGCCGCAGAGAAATGTGGCAATTGCCGCTCTGACGTGCTCGATAAGGCGGTAATGTGCCAGCACTGCGGCTGGCCTATCGATGCCTACACAGCCTTCATGGATTCAAAGATCGACGTCGAACATCTGGCGCTGCTCGATCTACCTGAAGATAAATTGACCGAAGTCTATCGCACGGATTACGAGCGTAAGGACAAGGTGAAGCAGGCGAGACAGAAAGCTGGAGAACTGCGGCGCAAAGAAGGCGCAGAGGCAGCCCGCAATAAATCAGGTTCTTAACGAGGTCGGCCCAACATAGCCGATGGCGCTTTGGAAAGAGCGCTTCTAACGCAGCAAAGCGCGGTCAGCGATGGCCGCGTTTTGTTTTTCTTGACGTCAGGAATTTGAGGAATGTTGACACACTTATTTGATCTGGTTTGGCGCCAACTGGCAAATCCGTTCGTCTCGGGCGGTCTCTTGCTTACGTTTACCGCCTCGATTATCGCGTTGGCTCGAAGTCTACCCGGGAGAATCTGGGGGAAGATCAAAGATCAGTTCATTGTCACGGTCACGGTGATGAACAATGACCCGCTGTTTGACTGGATAACCCTCTGGTTGAACGATCATCCGTACAGCCGAAAGACTAGGCGCTTACTGGCAACGACGGTGGCGAATTACGAAGTTGGAAGTAATCAAATCGGCTCCGATGCCCCAGCCGTTCCTTGTGCTACCTCATGCTCTTTTGACGACGAGGCCAAGCAGCCGAAGCTGATTCTTTCTCCGGCAAAAGGCCAACACTTCTTCAGGTACAAAGGAAGATTGCTTTGGCTTGATCGCGGCGACGGTGGTGCGCCTGTCGATAACAACACGAACAAATCCAGCAATAGCAGCCATTTTCGCTTCAAGGAAGAGAATTACACGCTCCGCATTTTTGGCCGGTCACAGGACATTCTGCGTGGGCTGCTGGCTGAAGTAATTGGGCGTGCAGTGGCGTTTCAGGCCAAGAAGATCAGCGCATTTGTCGGCGTGTATTCCTCGTGGCGTCGGCTGCGGACTTTTGCCCCGCGCAAGATGGAAAGCGTCATTCTTCCCGATGGGGTTGCTGAGGCCATCCTTCAGCGACTTAAAGACTTTATTGCAGATCGCTTGTGGTATCAGGAAATGGGTATTCCTTACCACTTGGGCATGCTCTTCCACGGCACTCCGGGAAGCGGGAAAACCTCGATCATCGGCGCACTGGCCGGCGAACTGAAGATGAATCTCTACATTCTGAGCCTGGCTGGCGAAGACATGAACGATGAGAGATTCGCGTGTCTACTCAGTGAGATTCCGCCAAACAGTTTCATGGTTCTGGAAGATGTGGATGCTGCTTTCGCGGTACGTAAGCGCAGCACTAAAGAAGACGATGCTCCAGGCTCCGGGTTGACACTGACCGGAATACTGAATGCGCTTGACGGGTTTATGGCAAGCGAAGGCTCAATTGTTCTGATGACCACCAATCATCGAGACCGCCTCGACCCAGCCCTTATCCGTCCCGGGCGCGTGGATTACGAAGAGGAATTTTCGACCGCGGCAGAGAGTCAACTACGGCGACTCTATGCGCGCTTCTTTCCCAACTCAAACGGCGATGCTGAAGTCTGGGCCATGACCATGGAAGGACACACGATGGCTGAAGCCCAACAGGACCTCTTGCGCCTGAAGAATGAGCCACAGAGTTCCATGGCGACGGAACTGGAGCTCCACGGGTAAATGGATGTAACCACGATTTACACCACAGTCCGGAGCCTGATTGAAGACTCAATGCAGGACTACGCCGATGATGCGTACCTACAGGCGCCGCTCAATCTCTGCTACACGGAGATCGCCAACAAGCTAAGGCTGTGTAACCCGGATTTTGACGAGTACACGGTAGTGCTGCCGAACGTGGCCGCGGGAACGCCGGACCTTTCGGGGTTTTCCTCCAAGGGCCAGCCACTTGAATTTCTGATTGAGCCGATACGGATTGAGTGGAAACTGCCGGGGCAAGACCCAACGTTCTACGCGAGCGCCGAAAAGTTGAGCAAAATCCGGGACATCGCCATACCAGGGATATCGGTAATTGATTGCTGGACCTGGACGCACCTGACGATCTTCCTGAGCCTCTTCAATATCAATCTTGATATCCGCGTGACCGGAGAATTCATGCTGCCGCCGTTGAGCAGCGGGAACGATACGGCGCTGATTGGCTTGAATGCGCTGCCGGCGATCTCATACGCGATCGCCGCGGTCATTGGGATGAAGCGCGGCAATCCGCCGTGGGTGCAGGAGTATTCGGTCAAGGCCGATGAAAACTTTGACACCCTGAACATCGGCATGACCAAGGGCCGGCAGGGCAAGACGGAACGAGCAGGACGGATGGACCGCCAGAGGCGCCGGCGCGGGCCAGGTGGAAACGGAATCGCATAAAAGGAGGAACGCGGCAATGTCCAAGCTGAACATTGAAAAGGTAGAAGTACGCGAACACAAGAAGGTCTTCAGCCCGCGCGGAATGGCGCGTTTCTTCATCAACTGGCTCACTATGCTGGCCTTGAGGGCGGCCAACACGATGGTGATTGACACCAACGGCGTGCAGGTGGTCGAAAAATTCAAGACCATCATCTGCAAGGTCACGCTGACTGGAAACTACGTACAGGCGGTGCGCGGCACCAACGTGGGAGAAGTGCTGCTCCCAAACAGCGTTAACAGTCTTACCGGCAATCCCGCGTTTCTTCCTGGCTCCGGTTGGGGGCTGACCGGGCCGACGCGCGCCTACATCATCAACGGTCCTGCTGGGCTGGGCGCTGAAATGCTGCCCGGAGCCGATAACTTCCACTGGCTGCTCAAGCTCTTCAATCCCACGACCGGCGCAGAACTGGCGGCTGGTGCTTATGCTGCCCTCAACTTAGCCGACGTTGATTTTAAAGTCGCGTTTGAAGGCCGGAACTTCGACTAAAGCATTTATCTCCACTCAAGGAATAATCCCATCGCGAATTTCGAAGGTTTCCAGGCCCACGAAATTGCTCGCTTCAGTTCCTTGTTCGAGCAGGATGATCCCACGAATTCCCCGCTCGGAGTGGCTGCGGTCAACCGAAACTCGCGCCATGAGTTGACCTCTGTCCAGACCAGGTACGGCATAAATCAGAAAGTCGGCAATGGCTTTTTTGGCCTGAACATCGGAACCAACTTTCCCGTAACGGGGATGGGATGCTTCAAGTATGCAGGTAACGGGATAACACCGGATAAGACCGTGCCGCTGCTGTTCGACCAGAACGGCAACCTGAAGATTGAAAGCCCTCCGGGATCTGGAACGCTGGTGCCGGTTACAAGCGGACTGGTGTCTCCCGGCGTCGGCATGTACATGCAGGACGACCAGACACTCAACCGGGCTTACCTGGCCTTCACCAATATCGCTACCCCATCGGCGATTGGCTCGGTGAACAGCGTGTATGACCTGCTCACCGGGATTCTTGATCCGCTGAGCATGAGGCCGGTAGGGCAAACGTGGGCGGCTGCAACAACCTATCAGGTGGGCGAGGTTGTGACCCCAATCCTGACGAGTGCAGGAGGTAACGGCACAGGTGTAGGCCGCAGCTTTAGAGTTAGTGTCATCACCACAGGCATTTCCGGAAATGCGGAACCTGTGTGGCCGGGGGATGGCGGGAATATAGTGAATGGCGGGGTGACGTTTACCGAGAACACCCTGATCTTCTCAAACGTTGTTCCTCCTCCAGATGCCGTCCAGGGCGACCCGCAGGGCGGTGGTGCAGTGAGTAAGCTATTTCCGCAGGCCCCAAGCAGCGGGTTTATTGGCCAGTGCACGATTGTTGCCGGGGCTGGCGGATTCGCAGCTGGGCGCGACGTTTACTTGACGATTACGCTGGTCAATGCCGAGGGGGAAACTGCACCCTGTCCGGCAGCTCTGGCTAATCTTCGGATAGCTACCGTGCTCAATGATCGTGTACAGCTAAAAATCACAAGCACTATACGTGCATGGCTTTTGACTTTGGGTGGACTATTTATTCCTTCAGGATTTCAGGTATATGAGGCCGATGTCGTGCACGGTGCAGCGGCTCCCGCTGCTGGAGCCTTCCTACAGGTAGCCGGAGGGCCGTTTGCTTTAGCCGTTAATACCACGGTGAACGTTGATAACACTGCCGCAGGAGTAGTTGCCCCAACAGTAAACACAGCCAATATCGCCCCGGCTGGAAACGTAGATGCAGGGCCGCGCTGGGCTGGAGTGCTTTTCCTGAACCGCAACGGCTACATTTCAGGCTACGGGCCTGCGGCGGTTGTTCAGAACAACATAGACATCGCCAATTTCAAACTGTTTGCGCTTAACGTAGCGATCGGGCCGGCAAACACGGCAGCGCGCATCCTGTTTATTACTGTGGCGGGCGGCAGCTCGGCAGGACCGTTTGCCTATATCCCTAATCCTGACTCGATCAATGGGATAGCAGTCACAGCCACGGTCATCAATGACAACGTAACAACCTCGGGAACGTTCGATTTTATCGACGTCTTCCTAACGGATTTGCTGGCGACGACGGCCAACGTTACCAACTTCTTCGACAAGATACAGATTCCGGCGCTTAGAAGCGTCTACTACTCGCGCACTCTCGACCGGATGATCTACCTGCCTTATCTCGCGCCATCAGGGGCGTACATCAGTCCAGTGCGCGATCCGGAGACAGTGTTTGGCTCGACAGGCCTGTTTCAGTGCGCGGAGACCGATGGCCAGAACCTGATGGGAATAGCCGATTACAACGGCATCCTGATAGCGCTCAAAGAGAAGGGTGGCCATGAGATGAGTCCAGATGCAAGCGACCCATCGAACTGGAGTTCGGTTAAGCGATGGGATGCAAAGGGGCCGTGCGGACTTAGGGCGTGGGCAGTTGGACAGTTGTTTTTGATATTCGTTCACAGGTCAGGCGTGTATGCCTATTTTGGCGACAAGCCGCAAAGAATCACCAAGGAGATTCCGAAGACCTGGAAGCGAGTGAACTGGGCGGCCGCTAAGACAATATGGGTGGCCATTGACGACGACACCCATGAAATCAAGGTAGGAGTACCGCTCGACCGGGCAACGGTACCAAGCCATGAACTGTGCTGCAACTTTGAAGAGAGCGCCACTCTCGATGCTCCGGTGCACTCGACCATCTACAGCCGCGGCAAGTTCATCAGCTCGGCGGCCGCAAGAAAATGGAGCGTCAACGACATACCGGCCAATCAGGGATTACGCGTAGAGCGTACGGTACTCAATCCGCCGGCGCAGTTCGATTCCGCAACCATCCAAAGCCAGTTCTGGTATGCGTCGTCGTTTGACAGCAGCGTAAACGCGGTGACGCCGGATATCTACACCGACAACGGCAGCCTGATTCCCTGGGTCAATGAAACGATGTGTCCAGGCGATGCGCTGAAAGTGGCTCGGTTTGGTGGAGTGCAGGCATTGATGACGGGACAGGGAAACGTCGGGGTAACGGTTCTGGCTGGATCTGTCAAGGCGACTCAAGATGGTGGAGTAAACGACCGGCGCACAGAGATCAACATGAAGGATGCCATTGTGCGGCCGGGCCTGACAACGGACTACAAATGCCAGGGCTCAGGAATGAATGAGCGTTTCCGTATCAGGTTCTCGACCATCGGCAAGACTCCAGGAACGTGGGGCAGGGTGATGAATGCCACGATCTTCACTAATCCTATTTTCCAGTCGAGGGCCAACTAGATGCCGGCACAGCCAAGCCGGTTCCATGCGTATCGGCAACGCATCATGGCCAAGCCGGACTGGGAAGCGGCCAAGGTGTCCATCGGCGACATGGTAAAGCATGCCGGCGACCTGGAAGATAAACTGATTAATCTTTTGCCGCAGCTAAATCAGGGGTTCGTAGATAATCCGCTACAACAACAGACCGACACCAACGCAGTCCCGGCGCAAGTACAGATCACAGTCACCCAGCGCGCAAGCCTGCCGGGATTGACGTTTATTGAGATTACGGAGCCACAGCAGCAATTGCCTCCTACGGCGCAACTTTACTCACTGCTGGCAGCAAGAGGCCCGAACGCGCAGTTGGCTCCGCTGCTTCACAAGTTAAAGTCATCGACGACCGGCGCATTTGACGCTTCCTCGGGCGTTGAGAACTACCCGGCCAGCGGGCAAGTGTTATTCACTCTGCCGGACACAAATCAGCACTGGCAGGTGCAATCGTCGTTTGATTCGGTGAACTTCAACGATCCCGGCCCGGTTATAAAGGCGGTCCAACTGCCGTGAAGAACGTTATTCGTCCTGCGGCGCCTGAGGACATGCCGCGCATCCTTCCGCTTCATCGGCAGACAGAGAGACATGTCGGCATGGAGATGGACCTGCCGGGTGTAGACGACCCAGCCATTCTTGGTTATTGGGTAGTCGAGCGCGACGGCGTAATTGTCAAAGCCTTCTACGAAGAGATGTGCATCGAGCACGTTGAGATCGGCACAGACAGGCAATCGGCGGAAGCGGTTTGGGGGTTCCAGAAGACGGTATTCGCCTCAGCCAGCGCCAAGGGTTGCCGCTACCTGCATTGCTTTGTTCCGCCGGCGATTGACGGCTGGCTCTCGCGGCTGCTGTTTCGCGGGCTGATGTTCCTGACGTCAAGAACGGCCAGGCGCATTGGCCTGTACTTGAAGGCAGCGCAGTTCAAAAAGACTGGTTTCATCCACTACAACCGGAGACTGAGGTAGCACCGATGTCAAGAGACCAGCAGAAACAGATCGCCCAAACGGGCATCGATAATTCAAAGACCGACCAATCGAATGCCCAGACGGCGCTCGGGAGTGCAAATGCCGGACTCGATACCTTCAATTCCCGGTTGAGCAGCTATTACGCCAACGACCCCTACACCAAGGGCGGACAGTTCGATCAGGACCAGAAGACGATCAACGCTTCAGGAGCCAATGCCAGCAGTAACGCTCTCCAGAGCGAACTGCAGATGACATCGAAGCGCTCGGGCGAAAATACGGGAAGCTTCGCGCCAACCCTGGCGAAGACGCAACAAGAAGGGGTGATGGCCGCATCGGATGCGCAGGCCAAATCGGATGCAGCGAGGATTGCCGGTGAGACAGGGTATCAGCAGACCGGACTGACCGCTTCAGAATTTCCGGTGACGGCGAGCAATCAGCAATACGCAACATCGCTCGGCGGGGCGAACAATAGCCTAAGTGTAGCTAACCCGGCAGCGCAAGCTCCTGGATTCTGGGATTGGCTATCAAATCAAGGAGCAAAAGTGGCGGGCCAGGCAGCCACAGGGGCGGCAGGAGCCTAAATGCCTATCATGCCGGATGTAGACAACGAACAAGACGAGCGCGAAGACGACGAACAGCCCATCATGGGCAGAGCGTACGCCGACGAAGACCCAACTCTAGCTCCGTCAACTCGCTACCTTGATCCGAGTTTGTCTGGTGGGGACACTGGCGGTTCAACGGCGCCGCAACCCGTAGACGACTCTACTCCTGCGTCAATGGGCAATGCCTACCGCGATCCTATGGGGACACCAGCGCCTCCGCCAGCAGTGCCACCGCAATCGACCTCGAAAGCGGCGATGGATCTCGGAGAGTTCGCCGCTGCAGCCGGGCAGACAGTACAGGCACCGCAAACAAACCTCGAAAAACTTGGCGCGCCCCCGCAAGCGCCGTCAATGTCACCAGGCTATGCCGCAGCTCAATCCGACCTGCGGGCGAAGAGCGCCGTCACGCCGAAAGTTGATCCAACAACCGGACAAACGCTGCCGCAATATAAGCCCAGCATGGGCGCGCGGATTGGACGCGCATTTCTTGATTCGGCGAGAGGTTTTATTCGTGGCGGGCTGCCAGGGGCTATATCTGGTCCACTCGAAGGTGCTTTTGGCGATAAGAGTTCGCCTGGATACTACGGCGCTGGAGCTGTCAGTGGTCAGTACTTTAAGGATGAAGCCGCACGTCAGCGTGGAGCTGCTGCCGACACAGCGCAGATCAAATCCTTCGAGGACGAGAATAACCGTGCGCGCGATGAGTTCAAGGATAAAAGTGGAGTGTGGAAAGACCAGTTCGACGTTGCAAAGAACCAAGACATCAGCGATCTGAAGCAACAGAACGTGGACGAGCGTACTGCGCATAACGAGGCGACGGAGGATTTAAAGAAGAAGCTTCAGGACGCCACAACCCCAGAGGCCAAGGAAACGGCGATACTGAACGCTAGAACGAAGATCGCCGATAAGCTCCAACTCGCAGGCGATGACCGTAAGCTCTATCTGGCCAATGGGAAGTTGCCGGATGATCCGACACTCGCGCGTCGTCTGGCCATGGAAGAAAAGCGTCTTGGGATGGAGCAGCAACGGCTGGATATCGAGAAAACCCGAGCTGCAGGCAAAGGTCTAGCCGCGACCTTCAAAGACCAGGCAGCGATCGACAAGTACTCCGACCAGTGGTATCAGAAGCAGCGCGACCAGGTGCGGAAGGACAAGACCGAAGCTTTCAAAAACGCTGGTGGCGGCAAGGTTGATGATGCCCTGCGCGCTGAATATAAGACCATTGAAGATGGTTACAACCAGCGCACCACGGAATTTGAGAACCGCAAGCAGCAGTGGTCCTCACAGGTCAAATCCGGCAAGCCAGTTTCCGTAAAAGAGCCAGAGGGCGGCGGTATTCCAGACGTCCAGAGCGACACTGGAATTGCCGTACCTGCCAGCACTGATTCGCAAGGCCGTCCGCTGGCTGCCATTCCGAATGCTGCTGCGCCAGTTCGTCCAGGCCAGCCAGTGCAGGGAATAGAAGCCCATAACAACGATGGCTCTCCCGCCACGGCTACCGTCACAGGAACAGACGGAAAGGGCAGGCCGACGATTGGAGTCCAGCCATCTGCACAACCACAAATCACGCCCATCTCCGACAAGCAACACAAGACTCCGGGCGGCAGGGTGTACAACGTGGGCGACAAGGTGAACGGCCAAACGATCAAAGGTTTCGTTAAAGACAAAGACGGGAAAGTCCGTGCAGCATTCTAAATGTCCACGTATTCGGTGCCTCTTGACGATCTCGATCAGCAATCCTCTCCTTCTTCATCCGCCGTCAGTGCGCCTCTTGACGATCTCGATCAGCAATCCTCTCCTTCTTCATCCGCCGTCAGTGCGCCTCTCGACGACCTAGATCAGCAATCAGCTTCAGCGCCTGCCCCACCTCCTCTCGCACGTCCATCTCTTCCTACGCCTTCATACGCTCCAAAACCAGCCGCGCAGTTCCCATCATTTGCGGAAGCAGCCTTCAATCAGCCACCAAGCCCGGCTGATGAAGCAGCAGCTACGCGCGCAGCTACCAGAGTTAACGGTGTTACTCCTTCGGAGCCTGCGGGGCGGCCACACGATCCGCAACTAGACGTTCCCTACGAGGCCGATGCGCGTACCGGAGAGTTTCGCCAGAGGCCTTTGGTTCCTGAGGCTGACCGTATACCTGTATTTGACGCATGGACTGGTGTTGAACCAGTCGCCACTGGCCTATCGCGATTCAAGGAGAATGATCAGCCGGCGTATAACGTCGATCCGAATAACCCGATGGGTCCTCCGGTGCGTACGATGTCGCCGCAAGAGCAAGAACGCCAAAGGCGGCAACGGATGCTCGGCGCAGCCGAAACCCTCCAGGGTGCCGGTCAACTGATGGAACCGGCTGCCGCAGCGTCGGCGATGTTGAACCCGCTGCCGGTGATCGCTGGTTATGGAGCTGGCGTCGGGGCAAGCGAAGGCATTGGCTCTGCCGTGCATAGTCACGTATCGCCTGAAGATGAGGAGTTAATAAGAACTGCTTCTTTCTTTCTTCCATCCCTCCTAGGCACAGCGTCCGGCTTGAAAACAGGAAGCGTTGAAACGCCAGAAGGAAAGTTCTCAGGCGCTTCTGTGTTCGGCGGAAAAGTCCGCGCTGGTGTAGCGACAACTCCTGATGTCCTCTCTGGTCGCATCAAGGTCGGCGGCACGCAATTTGAAGTGAACATCCCGCGCAATGGCCAACCGGCTCCAGAGTCCAGCGAAGCCGCCAAGTTGCTGACGGAGTTTGAGCAGCATACCGGCAATCCTGATTTCCAGCCCACGCCCCAGCCACCAGCCCCACCACCTAATCTTGGACCGCAGCACCTGACACCGGAAATAGCCAAAGGCATCAGCGACACGATCATGAAAGCCGATCCGGCGCAACGGCCGGCGCTGATGACTGAAGCCCACGCGAACATGGCGAAGTGGATGATGGGCCGTGGAACATTCGTTGGGCCAGATCACAAGATTTACACCGTTGACAACGAGAAACAGGCGTCTAAACTCGCCGGGCAATTCATCAACGATGAAGTAGACCGCGTGGACAAGGCGCAGGCGGCCCAGACTAAAGCCGCAAAGGCTACAACTGAGCAGCCAGCGGCCACGCAGCAACCCACTACGGTTGCTCCCATCTCTGGTGCTCCTCCTGCCGGTAAAGGGCTCACGTCAGATACCGCGGCAGGTAAAAAGGTAGCAGCAGAAGCCGACATCCATCCAGCGCAACAACCCGCAATTATCGCTAAAGAAGAGCCGCCGAAAGACACAGTGGCCCTGGCCAAACCACCGGGGCCAGTGAAGCAGGAGGATGTTGCGGCGATCGGGAAAGAAGAGCCGGAATCAGGGCGCACGGTTCTACAGCCCTCCGACGACGTAATGCAGAACGAGCGTCTGGCATCAGAAGCAGCGCCCGAACTGACTACCAGGCTATCCCACATTTCTGCCGGCGTGGAAGGGGCGACCTTTGACCGGGTACGTCCACAGAAAGAACTGGAGCGTATTGACGAGAAGGTGGACCTTGCCGACAAGCCTCCGCAGACTGTACCGGATTATCTGGCCGCGCAAATCGCAGCGGACACCCCGCAAGCAAAAGACCAGCTCATCTCAGAGTTAAAGAAGCAGTTCAAGGTCATTGGCGTAGAAGACGCATTCCTGAATGGACGGGAGAAGCTGGCCGGATACCCAAGCGCCAACGTTCAGGTGCAGATGAGTAATGGCCTGACAGCCGAGGTTCAGATCGTTCCCAGAGAAGTGCAGGAGACGATCAACGATAGCCACAAGTTTTATACGGCCGGGCGGGAAGCAGAGTTACGCGGAGACCACACGGAGAAAGAGAAACAATTTGCCGAAGCAAAAAAGATTCACGACGCGGCGATGGATAAATTCCGCCAGCGGAACGGGATTGAAGAGGTGCCCGAAGGCTTCGAGAAAGGATCGACACAGATCAACATCGATCCACAGAGCGACCTCGCCAAAGCCCATTCGGCAGCAGTAGCGGCCATTCCTGACGAGCATCTGATGCCGACCGACTTCGGCGGCACAGCCAAAGGACGCGAAGATAAGCCACACGTCACTGTGCGCTATGGATTAAAAGACGACAGTCCTGAGGCAGTCCAGAAAATCAGGAACGCAGCAGCGGAGATACAGCCGTTTGAAGTGCCGATCGGCAAAACCGACACCTTCCCGCCAAGCGAACATTCTGACGGCGCCGTGCCGGTGATAGCGCGATTGGAAGTAACGCCAGAGCTAAAAGCCTTGCGCGAGGCGATGGAAAAGGCTGGCAACTTCCACGAGGATACTTTCCCCGAGTACAAACCACACGTAACCCTGGCCTACGTCAAGCCTGAATTTGCCGAGCAATATAAAGGAGGGAATCACCTCGAAGGGCAGAAGGTTCCTGTCAAAGAAATCGTCGTCTCAAAGAAGGACGGCACCCAGGAGACAATACCGCTGGGTGGGCAGCAGGCGGGCGTGAGCGCACCGCTGGATGAATTGGACAAGGTTGAGCGCCGCACGAACCTCGCAGAGCGCAAGCGTGTCGAGCACATGACGCCGGAGGAGCGCGCACACGAGTTGCTCACAAGCCAGCTCACAGGACTTCCAAACTACCGGGCATTCCATGAAGATGAAGGGCTCCATCCCCATGTAGGCTACGCCGACGTTGACGACTTCAAGCCATTCAATACCATTCTGGGGAAAAAGAATGTGGACCGGCTTGTGTTGCCGAAAATCGGGGAAGCATTCCGGCAAGCTATGGCCAAGGAGCCAGGTGGGAGCATCAAAGTCTACCACCGCTCAGGAGATGAATTTCTTTTCCGCACCAAGGACAAGGCTGCTGTTACGCGAGTCGTAGAACGGGTGAACAAAGAATTGGCGGAAGCAGTCTTCACAGCAGAAGCGCCAGACGGTACAATCAGAGAAAAGAAGGGTGTAGGCTTAAGCCATGGCACAGGAAACGAAGAATCCGCAGCCGAGCACAACGCCGAGCACGGCACCCACCTCGGAAGCAAGCAACAGCGCAAGGCAGCCGGACTCCGTAGCGGGTCCAGAGACCTCCCTGAGCGAGTGGGCGAAGAAGCTGCCAAAGGGCAGCAAGTTGGTGGACGTGAAGCTACCAAACCGCAATTCAAAATAACCAAAGCCGACATCGTCCCAACTGAAGGTGGCAGCTATGAAGCCATTCCTCACTCGGCGCCACTCGACGAGCTAGACCAAGCCGCTCCAGACATCAAGAAAGACACCCTTGCAGTCCGCGTACCTGCCCTCATTGACCGCTTTACGGACGCCCTAAGTGCAGGCACTTTGCCGTCAGACCCGCGCGAGATCCGCGCAATGGCCAAGGAAGAGGTTGGCGGCGATCCTGCAAAGTACATTGACGACATCTACGACGCGATCGAGGGCGCAACCAACCGCTATATGAGAGATCGCCGTCCGGAAGGGCTGGCCGAACGCATCAAGTACGCGGCAGGCATCGAGGAGAAGATCGGCAAGCGCACACGAACCCTTGAAATTACCAAACTGCAGCAGTTCTCAACGCCTCATCCGATTTCTGAAGCGGCAGCCTACGCGACTGGCGTTATGCCGGACGATACAGTTCTTGAGCCAACGGCTGGCACCGGCAACCTCGTAGAGCCAATCCGCACCGATGCCGAGATTATGGTCAATGAGCTAGACCCGCGGCGTGCCGATGTTTTGAAGGCCAACGGCTACCAGCACATCACCCAGCAGGACTACCTCAAGAGCCAATTCAAGCCTGACGTGATTGTTACCAACCCACCCTGGGGAAAGATCAGTTCTGGCCGTTACAAAGCGCTAGACGTTCCTGCGCCCTGGGGCCGATTCAACGATGTCTCCGAGCGCTTCATGGTTAAGAACCTGCGCGATCTGCCGCAGGGTGGCCGCTTGGTGGCAATCGTGCCGACAACCATCTTGCAACCAGGCAGTGGAGGATTTCGTAAGTGGATCGATCAAACCCACACCCTGAGAGCGATGATCCAATCTCCTCCGGAGGCGTACGTGCATCGCGGGACGACCGTTGATTCGGTCCTGATGGTTGTAGATAAGGGCAAAATTGCCGGTGCAGAGGAACCCATACTTCGGCTAGAATCTAATCAGCCGAAAGACTGGGCCGAATATGCCGCAGCAGTAAAGCCGTTGGCGGATGGAGGCTCGCATGCCAGAGTTACAGGAACAACTCGCGCAACTGGAGAAACAGCAGAACGAGCCCCACTGGGCGATAGAACTCCTGCTCGATCCCAAGGTGCCGCTGCCGGAGCTGACGGCGGGCGAGGACTACCCGAACTGCGCGAACCAGGAGCAAGCCCTGAGTCTGTTCGATCCGAGCGCGCCGGGGTGGGTGCCAACGTGGTTCC